AGATATCATTTTTCCTGCCGGGCACCAATTGTAACGGCTCCATTGGCACGTTTTACAAATCCGGTCCTTTCCATCCATCATAGGTCGCATCCTCCCATACAATCATCCAACTGCTATTATTTCCAGTGATGTTTGCACCGGGTACCTCTATAATCGTCTCATTAAATCCGCTTCCTGTGAAATTTCCCGCCACATATAGTTGCATGTCGCTGCCTGCCGCCAATGATAGCAGCAAAAATATGATAAGCAGCTTCATACTATCTCCCTGTGCGAATCTGTTACAAGTTCCGATTGGAATCGATGGTTGTGCGGCGCTTCCTGTAGAATATCCTCATAACATCTGGAAATTTCCAGATAGTCTTCATCCAGCGCATCTGGAATTTCGATAATGATTCTAATCATAGCTTGCCCTCTGATCTCGCCAGTTCGTAAACGTTGACCCAATGATTATCACAATACTTGCAATGGCATTCAATTCTAATATCATTGTTTTGCCAGTTGCGACTAAAATTTGTGTTTTGGTCGATATATGTTCCGCCTCGACCACATGATGGACATGATATCATAGTGACCCCCATATTTTGCTACTAGATTGCGCTTTCGTGTCAGGTTGGCCGCCTATGCCACCAAACTCCTTATGCGGCCTGACACCTTTCAGCTCTACCAGCCAGTTTGCTTTCAGGTTGCCGGAGGCATCGAATAGGTCGTCTGCGAAATGCCAGACGTAGCCGTCCAAAACCAACGGTGCTGCCTGCACCCAAATATCTGTCTCACACAATACTCTAGCCATAACAGATGCATCCAGTGACTTCTCTTCAAATGGGATGCCCGCCGCCTGAAAAGCTGCTGCTAGGAGCTTACAGCGTGAGCATGTGGGCGTGCTGTAGATGATGATCATAGTCTATCTTTCCTGATTTCCATCGCAGTTGCCTTCAATCCTTGTTTCCGGAGCACCCACGGAACGCGTCCGTTTCTCCAAACACCTTCTTCTGAAAACATAGGCGTTCTATCGATAACGACTCGTTTGCTTCCTTTTGCGCCTTTCTTCTGACTCATGTCTCATCCCTCAAAATCTTCATCTCTGCATACAATTGATTCAATTTGCCCTCATAACAATCTATAGCTTCCTGGACTTGTGCAATTGCCTGATCTACCGGAATAATAACCTTAGTAGGCATGATCTTCTTCCTCATCAATGGATCGGCATTCTGTCTCATGGCTGCCCGATAGGCAACACATAGGGCACAAGTGCATGATGCTTCATGTTTCATGGTTGGGCCTTCCTGGCAGCGAGATAGGCTGTGAGGATGGCTTTTGCGGGTGAATCCCCTTGTATATATCCGGCCAAAACATCATAGTTTTTGTCGCATATGTCGAATACAAAACCACCAACGTCGGTACGAACGCTCGGATCGGAATTTTCCAACAGCCAATGCCATCCTTTCGTCACTATCGCTCTCTGTAATGCCCCCTGTATGATATCTTCCTCATATTCTATATCTACCTGCTCCAGCCCGCGTTCTATTTCGGCATAGCAGGCCGGGTCTATTGTTTTTAGCTCTTCCAAAAGTTTTTTCATCTCATCGCCTCCCTCAACTTCTTGGTCGCTTCCCATATGCAGCGATCTCCTGCGAGTCTTGGTAACCTCTTGACATATCCAAATCTATGCAGCTCTTCAATTTCTCTGGTAATCCCTATGTCCTTTGTGGTGAATTTTCCGGGTAGCATCTTGGCTGCAATGGCGGGATTTTCCCGTATCCACCACCAAGCGCGGTCCCTTCTCATCATACCACCCGGAACTTTTCGCCACTGAAATAGCACCCCTCTATCTTATGTTGCCCCTCCAATGCGGCCAAATGCCTCATAACCGGCGCTTTCTCGTGGTGGCAGCACAATTCTATATCGAAGCAAGAAACGGGACCATTTTGAACAATATACGCAAGAATCTCGGCCCGGTCACGTTCGGCATATCGGCAGTTTCCATTTTTTGCAACCTTCGGTCCAGTCAGCCAATACCGTGACCTGGGCCACATGCAAGCCAGCACTGTGGATATCTTCTTGCCAGGATATTTGCGCGCTCTGATCCTCATGCATGCCACCCAAGATGTCTATACAGCCATGCCCACCACCGCGGAACCGCGACAAGTGGCCCGATAGCGACAAAGATTTCTATCATGTTCTCAGCTCCTTCAGTCTCTTACCCACATCATCCGGCAGCCATACACCACCCATCTGATTACAAATTTCTGCCGCAATAGATGAATATCGCTCGCCGTCTTTTGACATTCGCAGAATGATCTCATCTACGCGCTCCTGATGCGTTGTGGACTTCTTGGCCGGTTTGGGCCGCTTGGTAATCATGGTAGGCACTTTCTTTGGCGCACACTTCGGACCACAATACATCTTCCCATCGATCGCTACCTTGTCATGGCCAAGTTGCTTGCCGCAGGCGGTGCATGTAGGCTCGATGGGCGGCTTTTCTGCCTCTGGCATGATAAGAGGCTGCATAGGTTGCAATCCTTCGATTTTAGGCTCCTGATGAAGCTCTACGTGCATTTTGACCGATTCTCGATCAACTGCCGCCTGCACATTGGCGGCGATGGGGTGCAAATTCCCTTGTATGATGCCGGATACTTGCCTGCCAGGCAGCCCCAACTCTCGGGCGATGTCCCTTGGTTTCATGCCATCGGCATACATCTCCATAATGGTTGCCTTCCGGTCTGCCGTCAGTGGTCTGGTTCGCAATTTGCAACCTTCTGGTAATTCGAATTTGACCGGGAACTTGGACGTTTCCGCCAAGATTGCCTCTCTCACTTTCTGGTCCTGGTAGGCTTTGGATTCTTCCGGATCTAGAATTATTTGCATTTATGACATCTCCTGCCATTTGGTAAAACCATGTGCAGTGAGCGCCGCGCCACATGCCATGAATATCGCATTTAGAATATCTTCTATCCGATTCGTAGAAATGTTCTGTTGAAAATGCAGCATGCACATTGCACCAACCAATGCCATTGCCAGATATATCCATCTCATCCTAACATCTCCTCAATCTTCTCCAATCTCTTCAGCAACCTAACACCTTTCTGTTTCAGATGCCAGTCACCGCGAAATTCCGAAACCAGCTCATGTTTTTGCATCTCATGCAGCATCTTGGATACTGTGGTCGAATAGATGTTCTCAATGTTGCTGATATCGGTTTTGGTGAGATCGCGTTTAGATAGCGATCGCAGGATATCGGCTTTCATTTCCAGCCGCGAGCGTCGTTTCATGTCAATAGGTAGCGACCTATTGCTATAAAAACCTGATGCTTGATCAGGGAAAAAGTTGATAAAAATAGTTAAATAAATTTCTGTCGTTGCGTAAAAGTCCCATTAACCGCGATCGCTCCCCCGGTCGCCGATACCGTCATCAATTTCGTCGCTCCGGCAGCGACGACCGGCACCGCGCCGTACTCAATCCACCGCTCGACCTCGAATTTGATCGAGCCGATCCACATATTCCCGGTGTCGCACCGGAACCTGACATAGATGTCAGTCATGTATTCCGTGCCTTGCAAGGAAAATTCAGTAGCAATCGCCTTCGTGGTGTCACTGTCGCCCACCGCATGGAAATCCGATTCTGATAGTACCTCCGTCCATGCAACGGCGTCCGGTGAGACTTCGATGCTGCATTCTCCGCCCGCTATGATTGGCGCCCACAGTTTGGCGGGCTTCCCGGCAGGATGCGGGCCGGATAGCCGGAAATACGGCGCCTCCCCGGCATGCACCTCGATCCAGCCTATTGCAGGTGTTCCGGTTGTGTAGTGGCTCGTGGCCGGGCTGGCAACATCCCTGAGCCAGGTCACATCGTCGGTGACTAGATCCTCATATGTCTGGATGATGCGCGTCCGGTTGCCCCGCAGCTCCCAAGTCTCGGCACTGTTAGCCTGGGTGGCGAGGATCAGCGTCTCACTATCTGCGATGGCGACAGTGACGTTCGCAGCCCGCCCGGAATTATAGCTGCATGCGACCTCCAGGTCTGGAGCGCTGGCCATGTGGCCACCGGAATTATCAGCAAAGACTATATCGCGGGTCTGTAATGTCCATGAACTGGGTGCATATTTGTAGATAGCATTCCCATATCCAATCGCCCACGCGTAACCCGCACCGGATACGCAGATCTTTTCAATTGCAGATCCGCCGAAACTTGCCCAACTGGCCCCGGACCATCTATACGCCTCGCCACCAATAACTGCCACCAGTGTTCCGTCAGAGGCGACTGCTAGGTCGGTAACTGCTTGAGCAGAAACTTGTGACCATTCAGTGCCGTTATGGTGCCACACATCGCCCGCCCCACCAATGACATAGAGGGACGTGGCGCTCAGGGCCGCTATTTTCAGCGCAAACCCCCCGAGATGCACCCAAGCAGCACCACTCCACCGGCACGGCTCGCCCGATATAATCCCATAGACGGTGCAGTCGTTCGCTATACTGACATCGGATAGCGCCGCAGTTGAGGCTGTCACCCGCGCATAATCCGAGACCCCGTCCCAGAGATACAGGTAGCCATCATTTTTTCCGACTATCGCCACCGTGCAGGTCGAGACTGCGATTTTGGCGGCCAATACAGTTCCCACGCGCATCCACGCTTCGCTGTTCAAATACCATGTGCGCCCGATCTGATCAACGATGAGCGGGCAATTGTCACTGCTGCGCGTGGCAATATCGACAGGCACCAGGCTCCCACCTACCAGGATTGGCTGAGCTGAATCGCTGTATGGCGAATACAGATAGCAGGTGACATCATACATATACTGCGTGTAGTCGAGCGGTTGCTTTCCAATAGCAGTGGGCTTGATGACCACCCCCCACACAGTATAAAACCAGTCCGATGTTCTGATATATAGGGCGATATCAGCCCCAACGTCCTCATCAAAATCAGGATCATCCGGGCCATATGGAGCGCAATATAGCAGGAAGTCGCTTGCGTCGTCTTCGGCAGTTGGTCCTCCAAAAACTACCGTGAACGTGTAACTGGTCCCCTCAGGTGAGTCCTTGCGGGCCGATGTCCATAATGAAGTGGCACCATCTTGTTTGATCTTCCATCCGCCGCCAGTTGGCTTAATCTCACCATATATGTGATCGGTGAGATCGAAAGTACCTAACATCTGATATTGTGACATTTTACCTCGTCATAATTTTCCCACAGGAGCAAATGAACCAAACATTTCCATTTCGCCATCCGTGATCGAGATTGTGGCGGTCTTATTTTTCCCAGCCGGCACCACGGGAAGCGGTATCGCCGCTCTGATCACTTCGAATTTGATCGAGGCAATTTTGAGATAGCGAGTCGCGGTGCCCGAATTGCAATAGAGCCGCACATAGCAGTCCTTCATTCCCATTGCTTCAGGGATGCCGTAGACCGCCTCGCCCGATTCGAATCTAATCTGGTCAAAAACCGTCTTCCAATTCGACTTATCGGAGCTGATCTGCACATAGGCCTCATTCGTGGCACCGCCCGCGGTAAGGCTCAGGTTGGCAGTCATCTTGATTGGGGCAATAATCTTATTCGGCCCTGATAGCAGGATAAAAGAGTCTCTACCAGAGTCTAACCAGATCTCGCCGCCCGACCAAACTGGCGGAGCGTCCGGCGCGGCAGTCCAATCCCAATCCAGGAGCCATGCATTGAGGCTGGACACGTCGCCCACATACGTCTCCACTATCCGCTTTTTGCCGCCTTCGAAGCTCCATTGTTCCTCGCTGTTGATCTGATCGGCCAATACAATTGTCTCGCTGTCGGCGATCGAAAGCGTCAGATCCTCCCCGCCGACGCAATCTATTGCGATGTCGGGGGATTCTGGAAGCTGCCCGTCGGAATTATCGAGCGAGAATGTCAATTGGCGGCATACAATATCCTGACCTAAATTTATCCACTGGGTTGCATACTCCCACAAGCCGCTACCATCCAACGCGATATAATACGCCTTGTAATACCCGGAACTCGCCACGGCAATCACACTTTTCGATCTCGATTGCCACCCATAAACAGTGTTCCAGTGCACCGCGTTTCCTGCTGAGGTGATGCCATCGACAGCTCCGTTATAGAACTGCGAAATCTCGCTCATCGCTGTATTGCTTATCAGTGACGGTGTTCCGAACTCGAACTCCCAGGTTGCCAACGTAGTTTTGTGGATCGCCCAAACGACATCCGTATCCTTCGCAGCACATTTCGAGTAAGGATAACCCAACCGGGTCCACGCCCCACCAACCAGCTTGAACAGGCTGTCATAAGCAGGATCATAGGAGGTCCCTGTGTAAGGGCCTATCCGGTAAACTGTGCCATCATCTGCTATTGAAATATCATAAGCGATATCGGAAGCCATAAATGCTTCCCACGCACTGCCATTGTATCTGTGCATGGCGCCATTTTCGTCTATCCCCATTATGTAAGAATCGTTGGCCGAAATTCTTACCAACTTTGACCCACACTGAATAGGGAAAAGTGTGAATCCGTTTGCGATTGAGAACGTCCACAATACACCAGTGGAGCCGAGGACATAAATATCCCCATTTTTATTAATACACATCTCTGACATGGATGATATTATGCTTGATATATAATCATCCTCATCAAATTCTTGTGCTGTCCCCTCTGCATATGGCGAAACCAGTTGGCAAACCACATCATAACAATATTGAATATAGTCGAGCGGTGATTCCCCTATCACGGACTTGGTCGCCGTCACTGACCACACCGTATAGTGCCACCCATCAGAGCGGATATAGAAGGCGATCCCTGCGCCCTCTTCCTCATCGAAGTCCGGGTTATCCGCTGAATGCTGATGGCAATATGCAAGAAACTCGCTTGCAGCGGCTTCAGTATCGAACGTTACCTGAAATTCTACCGACATTCCAGATGCCTTATCTTTGCGGGCCGAGGTCACCAAGGAGATTGCATTCGTTTGGTCGATCTTCCAGTATCCGCCGTTATATTTTATTTCAGATGTTATGCACCCGGAAAGATCGATACTACCAAGCATGATGTATATGAAAATCACCTCAAGGAGCGATGAATTTGACCGCTAGATACTGTTTTACGTATCTCTCGGAGGAAGTCCATCCATCGTCGTTGTAGAGGCCCCTGGTCACGGTGTTCGTTCCAGGCATGATGCTATAGTCCGTGATGTCGATCTTCACCGATTCCGCTTTGCTCAGAAGAATCCTGCCAGGTGGGACGATCTTGCCGTTCACATCCAATGTCATGAATGCGCCGGTATCGATATCGGTATCATCCTCTTCCGAGAAAGACTCCTCATAGAATACCCTCAGCCCGCCCAAATCATAATTCTCAGAGCTGACTTCGAAGCTGCTCTGAGATACCAGAGTCGTTGTGCTGCGAGGCTGCGCATCGTCCGGGATGCTGCCCCTCAGATATGAGCCGAAAATGCTGGATGCGGATACCAATTTTTTCCCGCACAAGAGAGTCATTTTTCCAGGGGCGATTGTCTTCTCCCGGATTCGGAGAGCGATATCAACTTCATCCGGTATCTGGATTCCAACCCAATCACCGGGCCGGAGGACCGGATCAACCTCGTTGGTGGTCACTGTATAGGATTCCTGGCTGTCTTCCACGAGGCCCTGCAGGATGCCCAAAACTTCCTCGGATTGATAGCCCTGGTTTTGATAGCACTTGATCAGGGCTGTGCCTCTCTTCCAATCGCTGACGCATTGTGGAGCTTCGCAGATGTCAGATCCGTAGCTGATCGCCGCCTGAATGCCTGGGCTCTGTGTTGAGGGAACTATCTTGCAGTTGACCCCATCAATATAGGTCTTGAGTGGGCTCGTTTCGCTGCTCCTGCCTGGGATCTCCTCCGCAATGTCCATGTGCAGAGTCCAATCATTCCGAGGTAGAAATTCGACCTCTCTTCCGATTTTCTGAATGATGTCATCCAGAACCTTTGCCATCACTCCTTCAATAGCGAATGCAGCGGCGCTCTTGTAGGTGCCAATGTCACATGATCCGAATACTATCCGGGTATCGCACCAGTCCTTGGCGACTATGACAGTTGCATTTTCTCTATAACTGCCATCACCTACCAGCACATAGAGATCATCCACTGTCCGATAGTAGGTATCATCTGCTGTCGGTATCGCGCCTGCATCAGTGAGCTGCACCACTCCATCCAGATCGTCTATTGTGCCTGCATTCGGGAAGCTGGTAGAGGCGTAAAGCGCCTTATCTCTCAGGCAGGATTTTAGCCCGCCATCTACCAAATTCCTAACGATTGCATTGTAGTAAGTCCATTTTCCATTCGGGATGTGGCCATTCGCCAGCAGCATCATTCCCATAACGGTAGACGGTGTATCAGACGACAGGATCGTATTAAGATCGACGTTGTAGTAGACATAATACGGCATTGGCCGCCAGTCTAGGGTCCATTGCTTGCTCAGGCAAGTGAGCCTCTGAGCGTTCCCGAGATCGCCTACCCTGGTTATGCTGCCGTGAAAAACATGGATGCCGTCGACCACATAAACGACATCAGAAAATGGCTCGGCTGGCGTATCTGCCGAGATCCTGACCGTCAGTTCATCAGCCTTTATGGGCACCTGGAAATACTGCTTCCAGGACTCCAGCACGCCCGCGAACTTTCTCGGAGTGACGCCATCGTAGAAATAGAATCCATCTGCTGTCATGCTACCTCGATTGGAATGCATCTGATTTTTTGACTGATTTCGCCTGAAAGCGTATGATAATAATTCGGGTTGTCAGATGTGGCCACGCCACCGACGAGCTGTGCCGTGAGCGTGTAGGTTCCCGCCGCGTTGCAGAATTCGGTGATGTCCACTTCCAGCGATCCGCTTTCGCCCTTGGCAAGGTATCGTCCTGGCGGGATGGCCTTGCCATCGATTTTCAAGATCAGGAGTTTAGACGCAAGACTGAGATCGACGGTCTCACATGCATACGCCGATGCCGATTTTCCCAGAAGATCCGTTGATTTCGGCGTCGCCCAGGGGTAGCCGGGCGGCACAAGCGAAAATATGACGCGCCCATAGAGTCCATTTCCGAGGTCCGCATTGAACTCATTGGTTGGGTGCCACACATCGTAGCCGACCAGCGCCTCGCTCCATGCCCCCCCATCTTTTCGCCACTTGAATTCTCCATGCAGCATGACGTTGACGTCATTTTGCCCATAGGGCTCGATCCCGATGGCGGTCATGTTCTGGGTTATTTGGAATTCGTACTCATGCGCCCCGTACGCATCGTATGACTCTCCCTGGACCTGCACATATGCCTCTGTCGGATATGGCGGCCTGGCGCTCGGGATCTCAGCCCAATTTGATCCGCCCCCCTCGTAGACCCGATTCACCATCTCAAAATTCCAGTCGATTCCTACAGTGCATTGCCACCCCTCGACCAAATCAGCACTTTCGATCGTGAATTGTTTCGATAGTGTTAGATCATCGGATTCCGCGATTTCGATATTCTTGACCTGCTCGTACAAATGGCTGGCATATCTGGCATCTCTCCAGATACCGAATTGCTCATTTATAGCTAGCAGTCGCCTTCCTGCGGTGATTTTTGTTTGCCCCTTTCCCGTTGAAATCTGCCTGGCCCGAACGGGAATTACCGGATAATCTTTTGGCTGGACTGAGATATAATCTCCCGGCCTGATGTGCCACTGCTCATAATCCAGGGTGATTTCGTAAGATGTGTCGTCGAGGTCGAGCTTTGATTCTAAATACTCTTTGAGATCGTCGGCGATTCTCGATGAAGAGAAGCATTGAGTAAGATATTGTCGGGCTCGATTCCAGGTCGAAGCCACTTTCGGATTAGTCGAGATGCCAAAAGTCGCCGTCGGACTTGGAGAAGTCGGGATTTTGACGGTGATTTTCGAATTGTCACCGTCTACAAAATCCATCACAGGCTCTTCTTCAGAGCCGTTTGCGATCTCCTCTGCCGCGTCCTGGTATAGCAGGCCGTTGAGTTTGTATCGATACCTCACTTCCTGCCCGAGGTTTTGAAACAGATCGCTGAATACCTTCGCAGGCACGCCAATCAATTCAGGATTTGCGGTTATTCGATATCCGCTGAAGTCATTTGTTCCTGGACGGATGTATGTATCTAATTTGTGGTCTTCCAACCAGGCCGTGTTGAGGGGCAGGTTGGTTTTCTTGAATCGCCCGTCCCAGGAATTCAAGAAATAGAACATTCCTATCGGGATATTATACGCATATCGATTTAGATATGTGGCGCTGTCGATCTCGATTTGTTCTTTTGTGGGCTGAGACTCCGGGCAGATAGGGGCATCGTCAGAAAAGAGATCATCAACCTCCATGCCAGCCAGCTCGCCAAAATCCCCGAACCGGCTAGGAATATAATCGTACCCCATCAGGCGATAATCGAGGATAATCTGCTTGGATTTGGAATTGATTTCAAATACACTAGGACTCTTCTTAATCGAAGTCCAAGCAAATCCACTAAAAGCGATAGCAGCATCTTTAATTAAAATCAATTCCGACATTCCGGGAATGTCAAGCGTCGATTTTAAATAGAGATCATCGGCCTTGATCGGTGTCTGTGCATACTGATTTAGCGATATGTCACTGGCCGCTATTTTGTGGAAAGCAATCTCTTCAGTCTCGTCGTAAGTATAATCAGAATAGATGATCGGATAGAGCTTGCCGATCGTCATGGTTCCCATAGAACCGGACGGCGCAACCACCTTCAGGCCGAATGAGATTGTCAGATAGTCGTTTGCCGTCCATGCAACTCCAGTCGCCGGATTGGTCGTCCAGTCATAATAGACTGTCTTTTCAGTGTGCAGTACGGGAAGACCGCCAACGAGCGCGGGCGGATCGGATTCGTGCCCGCTCGGAGAATCCGCCCCGAATTCGGCAGGAGTCCCATAATACAGCTCTCCATTGATTCGGAGATAGGGCGTTATGGTGCATTGGGCATGGTTGTGATAAGTCCCCTCCCATTGGAGTAATGTGGTATTCCACCAGTAATCATTGATTGCGAAATAGTTGCAATGTATCCTGATTTTCGAGATCGGGAGAAATGAATTCGGAAAATCCGAAATTCCAAATTCAAAGTATTCTGTCCGGTGGGCAGTGTAATTATCGACTCGGAACCTGAATGTCTCTGAGGTCAGATAGCAGCTATTATCCTCATCGCCCAGATAGCCGCCAGAATAGTATTCTCCGATGCCGGCGCCCTGGACCTGGGAGGCAACCGCCGTCAAATACCGCTGCTTTTTCCGCTCCAAAAAATAGAGTCCATCGTTCAGGATCTCACACCCTTAAACTCTCCAATTCGACGGTGATGGCTCTGTGGACAGCTACTTGGAGCTCGGATGAGTCAACCTCGATGGCAATCCTGGCCGGGATCACCACGGGCTCTATTGTGGTGTTGCCGATCACATCAGCTATTTGCTTCTGGATCGAACCACCATCGACTTGCAAATTCATGGTGCGCTGCTCGAATAAGCGCTGATATTCCACGGCAGGGACAATGTACTCCCCACCAGGTGCGTCGCCGATCAGGGCGACCGTTGGATTGGCCACATAGCCGCCAGAGGCATAGCTATCTATCTGAGTGTTGTTGGTCTTGATCGCGTCTGCGATGTTGCTCGAACCTGGAACTATACTCGCTTTCGCGCCGCCACCAGTATTAAAAATCTCGTACAGTGTATAGATTATCGAGTTTGCCGAACTTGCGACAGTCCCGGATATCGTCATGGTATCCGTCAGCATATTAGCGGAAAGCGCATTCGCTGCCGCCATCGTGACCGATCGAACCAATGTACTTTGATTCTTGATTGTGTTGCTCACTTCGCGGGACGCCTGGTTTATTGCCAGCGTCATCGACATAGAGCTATTGACATTGTTCTGCGCCGGGTCCAGGACGTTGCCGCCAGTGGTGCCGGGGATGCTCTGCCCCATTGTTGCGCCTGGCGCTATCGAGTCAATCCTCACAGGAACCGGCCCGGTGCTGGTGTCGACCTTTACTTCTCCTATACTACCCAAACCCCCTATGCCATATTTGGCATTGATTGAAGCAGCTTCGGCCTTTGCTGCTAGCACGGGATCTTCATATCCTGGGTAGAGTTTGGTAGGGCCAACATACCCGCCTTCACTAGTGACATAATCCTGCCAGGTTTTTTTCGGGTCCAGCGTGTCACCATAAAACATGCCATCGGTAAGACGTTTTGTTTCTGCTGCGCTTTCTGCTAGCCCGCTGTTAATTGCTTCCTTGGTTGCCGCGATGGTGGAGTCTACCCTTGCCAGAGCGGCGGCATTGTCTCCTCCCACTTCTTTTATGGTTTCCTTTATCTCGTTTAATTGCGAAAGTTTGGCTATTTCAGCCTTGATTTCTTGCCCGTATGGTGTTTCACTGAATAATGGCGCGTCCTCCCACTCAACTTGCCATTTCTCGACTATGGCTCGATAGAGTGCGTTATCCTCAGCGGATGTTTTAATGCCATCTTTGCCGATTTGTGCCAATGAATCCAGCCCACCGGAAACCTTGCTGAACCCAAAATCGAGCGTGTTGCTGGTCTTGCGTTCTGTGGTTTCGGCGACTTTCTGGTAGTCGGACGGCAGTTTCTTGATTTCCGCCTGTGTGCCTGCGAAACCTTCTCCGGATACTTGCTCATCGCCCTTGATTATTGCATTCACCGCTCCGCCTAGCCATCCATCACCACCTGTATTTTCCTTCACGGTTTTGAAATCATTGGCCATTTGGGTTTGTTCTGCGGAAGTTCCTGAAAATCCTTCGCCTGCTCCGCCTTCGCCCCATGTCATCGTATGGAGCTTCATTTCGCCCAGCACGTTGCTTTTCAAATCACTACCAGATGCACTAAGCGTCAACGTATTCGCAGATACAGACATCGACTGCGCTTGAATGGGCTGAAGTTCGCCTTGTACTAGAATATATCCAGTTGTGTCAACTTTCACGTAGTTAGATTCAATCGCAGTATCGGATAAAGAACTTCCAGGAACGTATTGGCCCGTCCCGGCCATTTGATAGGTTGCGCTCTTGTCGATCCATGACGATGATGCTGTTCCTGTCGAAGTGCCGTTCCCTTGCAGCCCGAGCAACTTGCTTATTGCTCCGCCTAATGCATCGTCCGCCGCACCGGCCAGCCTGGCGAATGCCTCTATAGCAATGTTTATGGCACCAGTCAGCACCGACCCGATGTTATTGGCCAGGTTGACCACGCCATCACCAAGAGAGAGATAGGTTTCCAGGCCTGCTATCTTCAGGTTATCGAAAATATGTTCAAATGTCGGGCCAAAGACATCTTGGATAGCGGAAAACGCCCCAGTCAGAGATGCATCACTTGACAGGAATGATCTGAATAGGCTAACGGCGGCATGCCAGCCACTAACAAGCATCGAATATAGCGTGTCACCAATTGCCTTGTAGTCGATGGATCGTAGTTTTTCCAGCAACGCACTGCCTAGGCTCTGTGCCCCCTCCGACATCTCGTTGACTAGATATTGGAAAGCTCCTTTGATGTCCCCCGCCTTGATGAATTCGGCTATCTTTGAAACGCCATCCGCGACGCCTTGCCCCATATCAGCTATGCTGCTCAGAGCCTCGCCCACCGCTGGCAGGAATATCCCGCCTAGTCGCTCTGCGATAACTGAGCCAGTGGCAAGAATTCGTTCCCACGCTACTTCGACGGTTTTCTGAGACTCCCCATACGCCGCGGTGAGCCCGGTGCCCTCTTCGAATGCCTGATTTGATGTTTGAATCGCAGCATCCAGTTTGGTGAATCCCCCAGTGAGCGGGTCAATATCACCCATGAGGAGCTGAATGGCCTTCGATCCGGTTTGCCCGAAATGCGCGAGCGCAGCGCCCTGTTCGGCCAAGGGAAGCGCTTTGATGGCAATTGCCGCTTGCTTCATTACTTCGGGTGCGTTCGATCTCAGATTGAGTTGTAATTGTTCGCCGGAGACGCCTAGCAGATCGCTTACAGCGTTTTTCGCATTCTTGACGGAATACATCATAGCATCTTGTATTGCTTCGCCGCCGGAGTCTCCTTGCAATCCTAAACTTTGTATGGTGGCGGTCAGTGCCACCCACGCGGGTAAAGTATCCTCCGAGGGCTTCAGGAGACCCATTGTCGCCCCTAAATGGGTAAGACCTGTCATTAGTTTTTCTTCGGATGTCGTCATCGTGTCGGCGAGCACGTTGATAGAAGATCCGGCCTTGTTTGCAAATTCTACCCAAGACATTTCGGCAGGTTTTGCCACGTTTCCTATCAGTCCCATGCTTTCAGTTGCCGCATCCCCCGACATTCGAAAAGCTCCGGCCATCTGCATCGAAAGCTCTGCGAATGCGGCCAATTCCTCTTTTGGAATGCCTATAGATCCGGCGGTTACTACAGCGCCTGATATAGATTCTGCCGTTGCGCCTGACTTCATCCTGATTTCTTCAAGCGTCTTGCTCAGGGCTTCCAGCTCTTCTCCCTTGACCCCGGTCGTCTTGCTGATATCCGTCATTTGAGTTTGCCACGAGGCAGCGGCGGAAACCGCACCAACAAACGCTACGCCAGTTGCCACGGCGGCGGCGGTGAGAGCTACCAATCCAACCGTAGCAACTCCTGCAGCACTTCCCATCATGCCGAACAGATTGTTAACTTGCTGAGCGCCGCTCGATACCCCAGACACGTCCAGGGTCGCTTTGTACATCAAATCCATATCAGACATGTGGGAAACCTCAGATAATTATTTAAACCAACGAAATAATCAATGATTTTATGAAGACAATTGCAATTATGCTAATCCTGCTATGTGGCCTATCCAGCGGATACCAAGACGATGATTATGTAGCAGTCATTGTCAGAACTGGAATGATATTAGAAGCAGCATATGGCAATATCACTTCAGTCGATGATAATTTCATTTGCCTGAATTGCACCAAACTGATGAAAACTACAATCGCGAAAAGTGGAGAATGGGAAGAGGAAAATGTGAGCCTGCCACAAGATATTTGCATTGGAGTGAAACAGATTGCGGTGATGAAGAGAGGTTAATCCTCTCCTCTATTCGCCCGTTCGCTTTCATCCCAAAAGCTTTCAATGTCTTCTCGTTCCATTCCGGGATGCGCAGACTTTTCTTTTTGCTTCTTTCGCATTTCTTCTTGTGCCTTGTTTTCTTCCGAAATCAGGCGATTCAAAACATGATGGTCAATGCCGATTCTGTCATACGACGAAAGACCATCCCAGAATTCGTCACACGCGAAACCATACTCATGCGCTAGCTGGAGCGGCGTCTTTCCGAATGCCCTTGCCACTCTTCCGAACAGGAGCATTATCTTCAATTTCGCCATCGGGTGAGTCGAAATTTGCTCCGGGAAAGCACAGATCTCTCAATCGGGTCCATTCCCCTGGTGCGAGATGTGAGAATCTGACTTCTCCTTTCTGGAATTCATGATCTGGAAAGCTCAGGTCGTCTACAATTTTGATATTGAGCAGGCACAAGGCATTAATCTTTTTCAAGATCTCCGACATGGTTTTCTTGTACTTGAATTTTGGATTCTGCTCATTGCGAATGGGGATGCCATCATCGAATTGCAGATTGGAAGCGGCATTGGCGGGAAGATAACGCACCTTCAGACCAATTCTTTTGTCATTGTTTCCTGGTACCATCAAGGTTAATATGGTAGTGTCGGTTTGAATTTTCTTGCCTGTTATCTCCATGAGCAAATCGGCTTGATCTTCTGGATCAATTACTTCTATGTCATTGTTTGCCATATATTTTCATCTCCTGCAATGAATTCCTGTATGTATCGGCCAAAGCAGCCGCCCAGGACGCGGGTTCAGGTGCGCAACCCTAGCTTTGGCCGTGGTGGTTGCTATCTATACAGCGGTATACGCCGAAGTTTTCGTGTTGCGCAATGTGCAAGACGGCTTGGTGCCGCCCGGACCAGACTCGTGATAGAGCTTTACAGTTGCCTCGTAGAAATCGGTCGAGTCCTTGTAGTTGTAATCCTCGATCACATTCGATGGAGAAGTCCATTCGATCATTCTCTGATAATGAGAGAAGATGAAATAGGTATCGCCTGCCGTCATGGCATCGGTGGCTGAGAAGGTGATCTCCAGCCCGTCACCTAGGGTTGTCATGGCCCCGGCGGTTACCTCAACTTCTGCACTCCAGGTACCGCCGTTCTTTCTCCATTTGAATTTGTCTGGCGTGCCTTCGGTACTACAATAGATCTCATAGAAGGCGGGGGTATTGGAAAGTCCTGCCGTGTAGGTGCCGCCCATTGCGATTGTGACCGCGCCCACATTGGCCTGATGGGCATAATTCCAGGGATATGCGGTGCTCGCCTTGGTCTGGTTGCCGAAGGATCGTACACGGAACTTGGTGAGGGCCTGAACATCGGCCTGTTCGGTGGCAGTTGGATTGGTATCGCCACCCACGCGCCAGCGCCTCAGCTCATCGCCATCGGTATCAATGAGATCGATATCAATGGTGAAATCTCGCTCGCCTTTCACCGCCAGCTTCGGGGTACTTGCGCCCGCTGGAACTGGAGCTTTGCCAGGAGCACCGTACTTCGGATTCTCCTTCATGGTTATGGTGATGGTCTTGAAGTATTTTGACGCCGGACTTTGTGGCTCGCCATATTCCAAGATGGTTTGTGAGGCAGGGATGAGCTTGGGTTTGTCGGTCGCCACATTCACATATGTAGCCGACCCCCACGTTTCAGATTCTACCATATCTGCGCCTGTGACATCAAAAGTCCACTCAATGCCGCCTTTTTCTGCATCGATCACATATTTTACTTGGTCTATGGTACAGAACCGGACGGACTGGGGGTGCAGGTCGTCGTACAGCCATAGAGTAAACGTCTTGATGGTGTCATTGGCAGTAAAGACGTGATCGTATGCAGTAGACGATCCTAACTGGCTGCCCGTGGTGTCGGTGCCGAACGTCATTAGCAGGAGTTCACCAAGACCGTTATCCTCGATCAGGGCGGGTAATGGGATGCTGACCTTGAACGTCTCTGGCTTCCGGGTGCTAAGGACAGGGTCACGGTTTCCAGATACTCGCTTTTTGTCCGATCCTTTCGTTGATGTCGGGGTGATCTTTCCGCCTGCGATCATGTAGATGAAAGGTGATGCAGCTCTAGCGCCTGCGACTTCAATCTTCATTCCCAACCGCTTGGTAGTAATTGCCTGCGGGCCTTCAGTCATTTATCTCAGCCTCCTTGTAACTATATTTTGGCTCTTTCATAGAATCCAAAAAATCTTTCACATTCTCATATCCATACCGGGCGGCAAAATCCGAAGCCGTCCACCGAACACCAGCGAAGTCCTCATACAGAGGTTCGCCGCCTTCTGGATAGATTACCGATACTGGTTTAATCATCTATAAATCCCAACCTAAAAGTTCCAGTCATTTCCACACGATCAGCAAACGCCGGATCATTGACCGGCTTAAACGATCCTCTGCCATTGGTATATACAGAGTAAGATATGCCGCCTATCGTTTTGGTTAGTGGCCTCTTCATGATTCGCATGATTTCATGGACCACGGAAGAGATGTAAGTATCGTTGTCCGCGATGGACGTGATGGATATTTCTATCAGCATGTCGTTCATGGAAAGACCATGATAAGCACATCCTCCGAGGTCTTCAGTATTTAGATTCAGATTGCGTACTCCGACGCATGTTTTGTTGGTACCTGTTAGATAATCATCCGCCAGGGCCCGCCGGAATCCTGGTATGATATTATAGTCTACCATCGGCGCAAGGACATCATCATCTAGGAAGCATTGCGCTACTAGGGCGATATAATTAGATGGGTTGGACATGTAACCTCCTATCGAAAAGCTTAATAATTATTAGGATACTTAGGATACTATGAACAAAAAATATGACTGGTTATTTCCAGTAGCAATGTTCTTGGTAGGCATTGTTTTTGGCATTCTGGCAACCTTTCGCCTGCTAGCCGATTATGGGCTTATAAAGAGGCTGATTTAATGATCATGGAAACTTGGCAAATAATTCTTTTTGCCGCGAGTGGCATATTGATCGGATGGTGTCTTAGGAGTTGCTTCAAATGACCATGATCATAGCTGATCTCGATGAGCCAAACCACCAATTCCTGACCGCCTACAAGCTCAAGAACGGTCACCGAACTATTCAGAAGGCCCTAAACGCCTGGATGAAGGAAACCAGGGAAAAGAACCAGCTATTCAGGTGATCATGCGCAAGCGAATCCCCAAGGACGGATCGAATTATACTGATGTGATTTTGCCCAAGAATCGGGAATATCACCGCGTGAGGAATGCTTACAGGAGAGCATGGAAATTCTGGAATAAATGGGAAGTTATATTAACTGTTCGGAGGAGATGACATGAACATGTGTGAAACATGCAAATTTTGGGTCAAAGAGGACGACATCTTTGACGATTTGCCAGACGATGCGTTTCGGCAATGTACCCGTGCAATCGATTTGGCGCATAGCATCGATTGGCCGCCGAATGGAGACAGGATGGTGCGATCCGGTATAAAAGAAAACGAATTTGGATCATCCGACTATGAGAATTACAAGTCAAAGGTTATAACCGGCCCGAAGTTTGGATGTGTTTTGCATGAGGGGCGATGATAGGCCATGCCACACATCATGTTACCAACCGGTGGACGGCTGGAAATCAAGACATTCAAGATAACCATCCCAATGAACGAACTTCTGGATAGCATTCCGGAAGAAGATGAATTGAACGAGTTAATCGAATTATACAATTCAGTCAAGCCAAAGTTCTACGGCCTGCATAGGCTTTAGAACTTGTATTTCGCCCGGCATCTGCAATTGGGATCACCGTTCGGATACTGCTTGCCGTTTGAGAAAGCTTCGTCTATGCCCCGCTCTTCCCCGTCCATTGCCAGGTGATCCTTTCGAGGATTCGGGCCATGTGAGTGCTTCCAGATCTTGGTTTTCGCGTCTACTGATTTGGCCTCGGCGTGCGCTCCACCATTTAGAGCATTGTTCTTTTCCGTCCTAAATATAGTTCGCGTCCTATATGGGCTGCATGGATAGTTTTCGCGAAATCGCCGCTCAAAGGTTTTCTCATTTAGGCCAAAATGCGCTTGCATTTGCTTTTCGAGTCGTTTTAAATCGGTTTTGGTCAACGTCTTGACCAACTGAAAGCCTTCTTTTTTTAGGTAGGCCTGTGCAATTGGATTCCAATTATAGGCGGAAAACGGAACTCCTAGCTCCTTTGCCACCTGACGCGCCCCCTGCTTCAGTTCTATGAGATTTTCTTCCGTTAGGACAATCTTGGCAACTTCCCAGTTTTTGGACTTGGACGCCGCTGCTAATTGCTTATATAGCCGAGTCCCCTTGCCAAATCCGATCTTTTTTGCGATCTCCTCTTTGGCCACATCGGACATAGCAGGTGAGAAATAGCCTGCCCGCTTCAGCAAAACGACTACATCAGAAGACCAGGATCGCAGAATCTCAAGGACTTGCTCTTCGGGTGTCATTTCAGGCCCATGTTTTTCTTATAGATTTCTGTCATCTCGGGGATGCTTTTGTGAAATCCTATGCTTCCAGGGTGGTGTAGGGCTTCTTGTAGGTAGTAGTATCTTTCTGCCCCATTGCTCTCAACTATTACCTCATGCTTTAACTCTGCGATCTCCTCTACCCGCCCCGACCAGCTTCTTTGCCAAGCGCCGGATTTGACGCGGCAATTGTCTTGGATGTTCTGGTTGGCCGTGATGGCCATCTGCTTCGCGGCCTTCGCTTGGTTCTTGGTGATATCTTCCAGCTTGCGTTTTATGCCATCTTGCACTTCTCCTAGATTAATTAGCTGAATGCCTGACATGAAAACCTCACTAGCGCCTCGTAGGCAGCACTTCGTTGCATGGGTGGTATAATTACATGGTTGGGTGAGATTTTGGGCTTTAAATGGCTTATTAGGATGTAGCGAAAGCTTGATATATCTTCAGATCTATTAAGAGGGTATGCCAAATAGATACCTAAGTCGTCGAGCAGACGATGTGTTGGAAGACATCATGAATCATGAAAAGTATTTGAATCGAAGCGGTGCGATAGAATTTCTATACGATTTCTATATTGAAACGTTGAAGGGAGATGAGAAGCAATGAAGAAGCTATTCGTTTTGCATCCAGGCGATGAGATAGTTTTCCATCTCAAAACGAAAGAAGGTACATTTGCCGGAAGGGTTATAACCGCTACAGAAAACTATGTTCTGTTCAGTTACGCGGGGTTCAGTTGGGCGGTTGAAGCTGAAGAAATCGCGATCATCGGAGTTAAAGATAAGGTGGTTGCATGAAACTGAAATCTTGGATCTACCAGCTTTTGCGATGGCATAACGATCTATCCGCCATCCAAAAAGGCCCGAAAGCCATAGGTCGCAGGATAGGCCGGAAGGTGGTAGGTCGATTGGCCGGGAAGATCATGAGGAGAATTTAGTATGTGGTTAAATTGTATAGCAATGTTTATTTGCGCTGGTGGCGCAATATTTCAGTTTGCGATGGCGGTTAAACATAATAATCTTATGTTCGTGATGTTTGGATTTCTATGCACTGCGATGGCTGGCTGGAACTATTTGATGTTAGATATCTAGGCATGACAAGGTCGCGAGAGGGACTAAGCCAAATTCAACCTCTCGCCCCTATCATGATATTCCCCTCTTTTATGTACCTTGCCCCTAATAGGGGCTTCAATGACTATGATTTGCCTTCCAGATTTGCCATTTCTTGTCCTCACATGCCGCTAAGAATCGATCTATCGCCGGTATATCCCATGATGGATCATTGAAAAATGTTTGATAATCGATATCATATGGCCTGATAGAATCACCTTCGCAGATAATCCGCCACAAACAGCATGAATAAGCCAACCAGGAAGCCTATGATGATCTTGATTTGTCTAGCCAGATCCGAGAATTTCAGGCTTGCCTCTTCTTTGGTAAGCAACCTGCCCATTTCCTCATTGAGTTGTTGCCTGGTTGGGTAATTCAGCTCCGACTTGGAATATTCCGCTTGCAGCGCCTGTATTTTCAGGTCGATGTACTCTCTCAGAGCAGATAGCTTGATATCGAAACGTTGCTCTGGCTGGCATTTGTCGGTCATGCTGTCAGGTTCAGGATGCTGCTATTATTTAGCGGAACGGGCCAATAATCATCCGATCGGAAGAGCGCATAATCAGATAGTCCAAAGGCATTTGATACAAAATTGCTGATAGCAGCTGATGCCTGAGGCAACTGGTTAGGAAATACCATGGGTTCATATCCACCGAATATGAAAGAGTCGGATGCTTCTTGTGGATGGCCTACCACAATCAGAAATATCAGAAGAATTTCCACATGTGAGACCATGCCGATTTTGCTCCCTCGCATATTTTTTGATGATATCTGATCGCATACATTGCCCCGATGCCCGCCAATAGCGCAACCGCGAGATACGCCCATTGCCACGCCGTGAATACGCTCAGGTATTCTGAAAATGATAACATATCATTTCCCCGCAATGAACTGATTAACGGTGACAACCCACGTTATCAAGGCGATTGCTATCATTTTTCCAATGTCCCAAAGTCGTTGCCCCCAAACAGACTCCATGAATGGAACTTTCGCCCGTGCGACTGCCTCGTTTGCTATTTTACATTCGTTTAGATATTTTAGCTGAGATAATACGTCTTCTACATTTTTTTCAATCCGAGGTATCCCACTGGCGCATGATTCTACCACACGCATTCGGCCATCCAGTTCATTAACTCGCTCTTCTATGCGTCTGGTATCGCTTTCCAGCACTGAAACCCTGGCATCCATCGGCGTATCTCCATTCATGCAACCTCTAAAAGGGAACGGCGTCCTGGTTAGGTCCACTGAGAACAGGTGTCTGACCAGCTACCAGGCCCATTACTCGATCTTTGGTGATCTGGAAAATTGTGGTGGCCGGAACAAACTGAGTCGCGGTCAGTGTATCGCATAGGCATTTGGTGAGGACACTATAGGCAGCGCCGTCAAAATATCCCCAACAAGATAGCTCATGATCCTCACATGCCTGCCAGTAGCGATAATATGCCGGTTTGGTGCCCGAGCCCACAATCACTCGATCTCGAATCGGGCGGCTTCTGGATGGCATATATGCCCTGTCCGCTGTTCCCGAATAGCAGAAATCATCTACCAAGTCACCCACCGTTCCGGCTGGAGCCATCGCCAGGTATGTGGCCATTTCGTCATCTGTCAGCATCCCGAGATCAGAGCATGCCAGGCATTCATCATAGCCATCCAATTCATCCCCGTTTTGGTCGGGCTGTCTATAGCCGTGGCCGGTGCGGATGATTGTCCACCGATCACCCTTGATCAGAGATGACATGAGTGTCTGTAGGCCGGAACGAGCGGCGGCCAATGTGGTTGCCTCCGGCGTTGATGCTGCCACGATCGAAGTAAAACCTCTTGCCAGTAGGGTGGCATGCCAGAGGGCGACATTGTTGTCATGAGGCGGCAAGGTATTAGGTGGCTGGTAGGGCGGAGCTAAGATGAATGCTTTTTTCATGTAACCTCATGCCGTTTTGGCATTTGATCCAAAATAGAATCCGAGAATACCCGTAACCGATGCGCCAACCAATGCAATCAGCCACTTGGAGGCCTCGATTGCGGTATCGGATTGGCCATTCCATATCAAGAATAATACAGCCAGCCCCATCAACGCGATAGATCCACCCCAGATGGCGATTACCGCGAGGGCAAGAGAATACCGCTTGAAGTTTTCCAGCTTATCCAATGTGGTCAGGAATGTGGAAGGAGTTTCATCTGTCATCTATTTCACCTCGGACTCAACTGGTTCGGCCCTTCCGTTTTTGCCCATTTTCCACTTGACTCGATATCGCTTGCCATCCCTTTCGATGTACTGTTCTTCATTTTCTGACATCAGAAATGCACCCCGCCACCAGACAATTTCTGCCTCATGTTTCGCATAGCCACAAGGCCCAACCCATTAGTCCCGAATAGAGTTTGCCATTGGTCGAGGGTCATGAACTGCCCACCATTGGCTTCTCGGATCTGATAGAAGTCCCGGCCATATGTGTCAACGATTGCAGCTATCGTTTTAGGATTCAAGGTGACGCCTATGATGATATCATCCGCCGTTAGTTCCTTGGTCGTTTTTGTGGCTATGCCTTCGTCGGTGCTGGCATCCGAGACTGTCCACGATCGAGCCAGAAGCTCAGGCCCCCATGGAGCACCGGACTTGACGATCTTACAGTACCCACCCACCGGCAGATCATGGCCTGGTCCGGAGTAGTGACATAGGCCATCCAGCCAGTTTTCTCCAGCCGGTGCAGCCGTGATCACATTGGATGTCTTGCAGATTGGACATATCCAGTTATCAGCATCAACCGGCTGAGCCTCTAGGACATACCCACATTTTGAACATATGTATTCTGTCATTTATGGCACCGCGAAATTTAAGTGGTATCGGGCGACACGCCGCTACCAACGTAGCCATTGATTGCGACCTGATCACCATCTACCTGCATGCCATCCGCCATCTCGACCACGGTTATCATGGCTTTTGTGGCCGCGTCTACTGCCTTGCTCGCGGCATTAAGGTTCTTTGCAACATGTTCGCCGTCCTCGATTGCCCAACCGGCAGCCAGTCCAGAAGACTGAGATTCAATCATGTATGACTGTGCTCTTACGATCTGTTCATTGAACGCCTTTGTTGCGGCGGTCATCATGTCAACGAGTACCTTGATGGTGGTATTGTTGACTGTGGCTAAAGTTTTTCCCATATTTACTCACCTATTCTGTGGCCCTCGGGCGGGCTTACGTTCCCGCATTCATGGGGCAATATGTTTACCTACGATCTGCATCGATGTGCAAAGCCACCAATAGGGCGGCATCCTGCTCTACTGGCGTACCTTCCGGCAAAGCCGCTATGAGCATGTTGGCAAAATCGCCTTCTTGAATCACTGTTGAAATATCCTCATTCAGATTGTTGTTGTCTGCTTTGTTGTACTTGTCCAAATATTTCTTAATTCCATCATCCTGATCATTCGGATCAGGGACGCTAACGATTACATAGATATATTCCATATCAAACCCTCATGCTGTCGTAAATGATGCCCAAGAAGATACACCGCCCTCAACCGCATGCAATAGCCGCCAGACCATCGCGTTTGGCGTCAATGGTAGGTGATAACCTAGGCCCGCATCCCAAGACCAATCGCTGTTCGATGATCCATTGCCAGGAGTTACCGATGGATCGGTATAAGTTCCGCTTGGAGCTGCATTATTCAAGCCGATTCTCATAGATCTTCCCGCATCGGTGAAGCCCGCCCGGCCTGCATAAATCCATTGAATGAATTGGTCGATCTGTGTCTGGGTCCAAGAATTATCTTGCAACCTAATATCGTTGGCTGATGTGCATTTTGACAGATCCGCCGGAATAACGCCAAGCCCACACGAATATATCTGTACGATGGTGGCTTTTGAGCTAATATCAGTTAGATTGACGACATAGGCTGGGTTGCCATAGAGCTTGTAGCTAGTGCAATTAACACACTTTCGTAAGTTTTTGATTTCTCCCACTATAGCATCCGTATTTGCATCGATTGCAGTAATATCAGATAGCCGCCCGGTGGGCTGGTATGTCATCCGATTCGGTGTCTGCCGGAAGAAATCGCCGGAGAAGCCATTCTTGCTGATATTGGCTCCGCTTGCGACTGCATACGAATTGCCTTCTGAGTCACGCCAGGTTCCCGCCGGGCCGGTAATGACGGGATCGCATAAGCTGCTAGAGCCATCGCCCGCGCTGCCCACTGAATTGATCGCAGACAGATCCGAGCATTTGCGGCGCTCTAGGTGGCTATTTGCATTGTCCACAATGGCGAGGGTGGCACCATAGCCGTCGCCTTGATCGGGGATGATGCAGAGGGAATATCCATTATTTACATCAGAATCAGATACGACGGTGAAATCCATGTTGCGTTTAAATGTTCTTAATGCACCTTGTCCATACCAATAAGTCCCGTCTGTGTCCAAATCATTGAAAGCGTTTCCACCGGCTGATAAATTAGAATCGAATGTAAGATTTGCTCCTAATGCATTTAGTTTTACAATTCTGGCATTCGTTACATCGCATACATAAACAAACCCATCGTAATATTTCACCCCAAGCGGATTGTTAAACTGCCCATCTCCCGCGCCCGTTGCCAATATCGATGCAACCACAGTCATATCAGACTTTCTAACTTTCCTGACTCCATGCCCATCGGTGGCATTGTTGCTGGTGACATAGATGTAATCGGGATCGCCGGAGGCATCGATCATTCTAACGCCACCATTTCCAAGAATATTCGCTGATGTGATCAAATCAAACTGGTGGGACCACTTGCGAACAAATGTGCCCGTCCCGCCGACAGAAGTATATATATTAGATATATCCGAATCTATCGCACCAATTGTTACAGATGTAGTATAAAAAAATTTCGATGAAAACGACAAATCCGCATTGCGAATCTGGAAATTTACAGTCGATCCGCCATTCAACACCAACAGCTTCCCCAACGCGCTCGCCCATCGAATCTGCTTCGGGCTGGAAAACTGATCATCCTTCAGCACGCCCGTGGTGAGGATCAGCTTGCCCGCGTCTGGATTCTTCCCGCGCCGTCTGCTTCTGATAGACATGATCAGCTCTGCTCTCGGACGGTCGAGAGGACAATGGTATTGCCAGGCGTGGCCGCGAAAGATATTCCTGAAGTCATCAGCTTGAGTTTGACCCAAATGCTTGTAGCTCCAGCCGCGCAAGTAATTTCCTTAGACAGTGACTGCCCATAATCGTCATGCTGCGATCTGACCATATCGATAGTGCCGGAACCACCTGCCTTGCTACATGCTGGCATCAGGATATAGCCAGCCCGCTTCGCATATTCAGCCGCAAGCTCAGTCCATGTTACGTTATCGGCTGCGACAGTTGCATCTGAGTTCCTGAAGAAATGAACTTCAAATTGCGGTGCTATGGCATTATTATTTACTGATATGCGCATTTCTCGGATTGTGGCAGAACCGCCCGCCACCCGCGCCCAGTTTGGAATCTCTACCAGCGCACCCACGGCATCATATTGCGCGGTGGCGTCCATGCCGGTGAAGAGAGTGTCGGATCGGACCACCGTATAGCCCGCATCCACTTTGTTTGTGGTGCCGGGGGTGGTCTGGTCTATCCCTACCTTGCCCATCAGGTTGGTGCCCGCCGGGGTTGCCCCTTCCACCGCCGTCTTGATGAGGGCAAGCGTCGTCTGGGTGGCCGGATCGCTGGAAAGCTTCGTGGTGACGGCATCCACCGCCGTCTTGAGGGTGTCTTGCTTGGCTTCTGTGGCCGGTGCCGCTATGATCTTCGCCAGAATGTCATCCAATCCTTGCTCCGTGGCTGCGCCGGTGGGCAAGGCAGATGATTGAACATCCACATCGCCAATGTTTACAGTAGCTCCCTCTAGCTGGATGACCAAGTTTCCCTGTGCGTCACATACAACCGGCAGGACTTCTCCAGATGGCCCGGTTGCCCAAATTCTTGTCTGCTGTGTCATAGTTTTTACCTCCTACCCGCCATTCTATGACGTTTAGAAATACAAAATTCTATAAAGTTCTATTCCATCCAGCCAGTTAAACGCTTCGATTTGTTTAACCGGATAGTCGGTTGAATTGTACCTGATGATATCGTTTATTTTTATGGTGGAATTCACCACCATCGCATAGGCTTGCGATTGTGTCCACGCGCCGGTAGCGTTCATGTACATTTTAGAAGTTGGCTCGAATCGGATCTTGATCGCGGTTAGCGTTTCCGCTACCACATCAGCTCCGCCGGTATCAACTACCGTTATGTGGCAATGGCAATCTAAGCCAGAACTTGTCACAGTTGGCTTTGCGGTTAGGTTGACGGTCGTCTGCTTGATACCGGCCTGTATGAATGTGAGCGTTTCGGTGCCTATTGTTATCGTTCCGGCTACATCTGTATGACCGGTCACAGACGATATAGTGACCTTGCACCTGCCTGTAACCCCTGATGGCCATGCTCCAATTGTGGGAGAGGCCGTTAGCGTGCCATCGAATAGCGAGACTGCCGCCTCGGTGACCAAATAGGCATCATGCGGAAAGCTTAAGAGCTTCATCTGAAATCCCCGCGTCTTTGTAGATAGGGCGATAGCAGATCATATGCCTCTTGTGACCTAAGACCGAATGCAGCGGCGTTAGACTTGCCCTTGAAGGACATAGACAGCTTGCCCAAAGAAAACGAGCTAACTCCTTTATCGATCAGGTCTTGCTCGCTTATCGGGTCCGTGGATGCATGATATTCCAGCAGGGCCAATGCTTCCAGACAGCAAGCGTCTAGAACGAATTGTGGTGGAGTCGATGAGTCATAGATATACCCATAGGGATCTTCTGACATCAGATTGCCCCAAGGATTTATGCTATCGGTGGGCACGTATTTTCTAGGGAATTGCCGGGCCTGAGTCGAAAGCAACTTATACCCCTGATAATCCAGACTGTCTATTTTGTATGTGGCCATCTGCAGAGCTTTGGTCTGGTCGGCAGCGTCCGCGTCATCCCATGCAGCGGTGCCTAACCTGATAGCAAAAAAAGCAGTCGGAGCCGTTAATGATGTGAAATAACAATCTGTGATATCGGTCATTATAATCTCCTAATCGTTTTTGCCGGGTTGCCTGCTATGACGCAATGGCCTTCTGGAAAGCTCTTGGTTACTATGCTGCCAGCGCCTACTATCGTATGATTGCCGAGTACAACTCCTGGCAAGATGACGGCATTTGCCCCTATCCAGCAATCATTGCCGATGGTGATCGGCTTAGGTGGCGCATTTATGGCAATGTTATCGAAATCATGATTAGATGTTATGATACATGAGTTCTGAGCAAACCAGCAATTGGATCCCATTTTTATCTTGCCAACTGCCTGGAAGAAGCAACCAAATGATGAGCAGGCCGGTAGGCCTTCTATATTCTCCGGATAATCTACCCGGCACAAGACATGAAAGCCTGGGGTTGGATTGGTTAGGATTCGCCAAAAGGATTTCCACAAGAGAAATCCTATGGCATGCTTTATTTTTTCTATCATAATAAAAATGAAGGGCTTACTTGCCCTTCTTGGATTTCTTTTCCTGCTCGATTATATCAGGCTTGATCTCTTCTGCTTTTCCTCTGGCAATGAGCTGATCGGCGATGTTATCTGGCATCGAATATCGCTCGTTTGGCGAAAGCATGAGCATCTCGCGCCCCGTTATTACAACATCTTTCATGTCTTAGCTCCAAGATCCTGTAGATGCTGCTGATATCCAGCCGACTCCATTGCAGACCAGATGATACATCGTACCAACTGCATCGGTAGTGGTCTTAGTGGCCGCCCCATCAATGGTCTCAGAATTCTCTCCATCGAGGATTACCGTGTTTGCCAGCGGATCAGTAGCCACAATGACGGTGATTATCCTGCCCACGTTGTCTGCGGCAGTCGGGAAGAGGATTGTCTGTGTGTTGACTCCCGTGCCATTGCCTACCAAATAGACATCGGCCCCACCATCCAGGATAGTGTAATTTGTGGCGGTGGTTACCGTCCTTCGCTTATACTGGTCTGCGGTGACAATGCTGCCAGAATCGACCGTAATGGCTGCGGTTGTGGTTGCACCGTTTATGTCCATTGTGCCGTTAATTACACCGCTCGCGGCGGTCACAGACGACCCGAAAGTAGCGGCGCCGTTGTTGACCATGAACGTTTTTGTGCCGGTGATCGCGACATTTCCATTCAGGGAATTCTGACCCGTCGGGCCACTGAATATGCCACTAGATAGCGAATAGTCTATGTCGGAAGCGCCGCCAATCGCTGTCAAATCGGAGCCACTTGATGGCGAGGCCGTTCCAGACCATGTGTACCCGTCGTCAAACTGTGGGTTGCCCTTGATAGTCATGTAGTTGCCGGATGTAAGCCACTGGATGTACCCGGTCCCTGCCGTGTTGAAGGTGAGCCGCTTATTTTGGGTCAGGCTCACATTTTCAAAGGTAGCCTCGCCGTTAGTATCGAGCGTGGTATTGACTATCAAGCTCGCTATGGTGCTTGCCTCGTCGATTCTAGCAGCGCCGTCTACTACCAAATCGTCCGTGATTATGACATCGTCTGATGCGGTCAGATCAGCACCGGCCACGGTGCCATTACACGAAATCGCATTGACTGTCAGGGTTTCGTCTATCCTCGCGGCCCCGTCCACAGTCAGATCATCAGTTATGATCGCGTCATCCGAAGCTGTGATATCAGATGCAGCGATGGTTGTATTGCTCACGACATCATTAGCGGTGAGCGTTCCATATACCAGAGCATCGTCCGTGCTGGTAAGCTGCTCTCCTCGAATGGTCCCGGTAGCCGTTACAGAGGTTGCCGTGGTGACATTCAGTGCAGAAGTTCCTGCCACATTCAAGCCGCTTGACAGATACAAAGATGCAAAAGAAGACGCGCCGGTTATCGCAAGATCTCCGACTATTTGCGCATCATCTCCCACCTTGAAATCGTCTTCAGCATACAGATCAGATGCCTGGATAGTTGCGGCGTTTTTGAATCCAGCCGATGGGCCAAAGTTATAGGTGGGCTCTGGGATGGTCACCGCTCCTGCGAATCCAACAAAAAGGATAAGCAGGATAGCTATACAAGGAATAAATTTGAATCTCAAATTGGATCACCTTTTTTTCGTTTCATATTGTATTCTAGTCTGTGAATTTTCATATGGCAAGAATTGCAAAGAAGAATAAGGTTCGACATGTCGTTATTCTTTTCGTTTCGCGGTTTGCCCCATCCAGTTTTGTCCTTATGGTGTACGCAAATCTTTTCGGTTGAGCCGCAAACCTGGCATTTACCACCATCGCGATCATAGACTTTGTACCAGTTACCGCCAAAATCGCGTTTGTTTAGTGCACGGTCGTTGTATTCGATCTGTTTTTCATGCACATTTGCCATGATAACGGGATCGTTTTTCATTCGCAGCCAGCGGTTGTGTTGTCTCTTGTGCTGCTTTTCGCGATTTTCGGGTTTGGACTTTATCTGTCTATCGTAATCTAGATAAGCCTTCCCGAGTTCTTTTCTGCGTTTTCTTTCGCAGTCGGTTGCCCTCACTCGATAGACTTTAGGACGGCACTCTGGACAAAGTCGTTGACGATTGCTGTTTCTTTCCGTTGTCTTGCCACAGTTTTCACATATCAAAGTAGATTGCATGGCATCTTAATAGACACCATGCTTTATATACCTTTCCATGTAGAATTAGCAACAGCGTTTAACTTGTTGCTAAATTGTATAATGAGCCATGGAAGTTCGGGTCTGAATAATCCAGTCCGAGCTGGTAATAGAGCTGATACTTCCAGGCGGCGCCCGTCTTTGCCATCTCTTCCAAGATGATTGCGCCCTTGCCAGGTACCTCTACGCCCCTGAGCTGTACCTTGTCCATGTCAGCAAATAACAGGGTATCGGCTGGCATCTGGGCATCGAAGACCACGTCGAACTCGTAGAAGTCGGTGATCAGTCTCTCTACTCTGACACCTCCCAAGCCCACGCCCGGTCCGCCAACTGGGGACCAGCCATACAGGTTAGATAGCTTACCAATCTGGTATGAGCCTGCGAAGATAACCGGCCTGGTCATTGGCGCGCCGCTGTCTGCGATCTTTTTGATCACACCGTCCACCAGCGTCTTGCTAAGGGCCGCGCTGGAAGCATCGGTGTAATTGGCGCCGCCTGAGCTAGTGCCACCTTCGGCGGCCTCGATTAAACCCCTAGTAGAGCTGACGGCATCGTAGGCGGACTTGGTGACATAGGTACCCTGTAAGATGGATCTTTCCAGATCGAGTGCCATCTGCATAAGGGTCATCCGAGTCTGGAAATCCAGCTCTGCCTCCATGACTTCCTGGGGAGTGCTGTAGTAGACACCAGCCAGCTTCAGTCTTTCAGATGCCTTGGCATAGGATACATTTATGGTGTAGTATCCGATCTGAGCCGCGTTTGTCCTCTGGGCCTTGACGTAGGTTCGCTGTGTGTTGGTTCCAGCGACGGCCAACGCTTCAGACGTGACCCTCTGAGCAGCGGTTTCCAGAGCAGCGTACTGCTCCATTGCATATTCAAAGCCAGGCGCGGGCTTGTAACCCCTCATGCCGCCGATCATGGACAGCACCGGGGTCCTGTTCTCGCCGACCACATACAACGTTCCTAAATAGTTGCTGGTCGTGTCAGTGTATATCGTTCCAGTGGTATTAGCCATTAAGTTCACCTTTTGATATTCTTCTATTAAGTTGCAAAGTCAGATCGATCAGTGCCGTTTTTTCAGCATACGGCAACTTTGGGTCTCTGAGCTTTGCGTTGGCTTCATTGAGTTGGTCCTGAAGAGTTTTTGCGGGTGTGGCGTCACCTGTCTTGGTCGGTGTACCAAGTCCCTTAATTGGATCTTTGGCAGGATCGGTTGCTGGTTTTTGACCTATCCAGCCTAACCCTTTCAGCTCTTCCACATCTGCGAAAATCTCTTCTTCTGTCGTGCCGGAAACTCTTTTCAGCAGGCCGTCTAACTGATCCGGGCCGACTCCAGCCTTTATGAGGGCCTTCAGCTTCGCGTTTTCGAGCTTAGTGCCTGTAAGTGCCGTTGTGAGTTCTGAAACTTTTCCCGTGGCTTCTTGGTGCTCCTGCTTGAGCTTATCCACGTCGGTCATGTCCTTCTCTTCAAGTATTTTCAGCTTCTTGGCTTTCGCTTTCAGGTCGTCATAGTCTGCGAATTTCTTACGCTCGCGGTCTAGGCGTGCCTCAACGATCTCATTTAGATAATCGTCGTGTTCTTTCTTGCTTGCGAAAGTCTTGAATGCATCCGCTGGTTTTGGTTCCGGCGTCGGAACATTGCCGCCAATTGGCGTAGGTTCTGCTATTGGATCTGCCATAATTATTCAGCTCCCTCATGAAAAGGCATGAGTAACCTGTTATTGACAAACTATTATCAAAAAATTAACAAGGTTTGGGTCTTCCACCTTTAGGTTTCTTTTTAGCCATCAGATTCCACCCCCCATGCCGCCGTTTCGCGTCTTATCTGTCATAATATCCTCCGCATCCTTCTCGTCATAGCCAAATTCCTTCAGTAGATACTTGCCGCCAACCTCACCGGCAAACTGAGGAGTCATGGCCCACAGGGAAAACCTCTGGGCTTCCTCCAACGGGATCTTTGGCAGGCCATCTTTCCATTCGATGTATAGGCCATCGACCGGGTTGTTTTCCAATTGCAACGCGATGGATACCGCTTTTCGGGCGGCGCCGTCTACCTTCCGCCGGATTCTGGCACATTTGGCCAGGGTGTTGGTGAGTCTGAGCCTGAGCGCGGTACCTGATTCAGCCATGCCAGCCAGATTGCCCGCAAACAAAACCGGACTCATTTCGGAGACATCGAAAAGCCGATCCATCAGGGACCGCTTAGAGACATCGTTTTCTCCCAGGTGTGCATCCCATACGAGGCCAGCGGGCAATATCGGAGTAACGTGAGGATCTGGATTCAGGCCAATGTAGCCGCCCGGTCGGAAGACTGGCTTCTTGGTGACAGGATCGATGTCCTGGAATTCTTTTGGCCCAAAGAAAGTAGGTCGCGAGAAAACATCGAGTACGTCCTGTTCCAGGGCATAGCGAATTATGAGTTTCTTGAGTATCGCCTTCAGTGATGGCTTGAAACTGCTTTTCCCAAAAATACCATCGGACTTGTTATGAGCTGTAATTACCAGAAAGTCATCTATCGGATTCTCCTCGATCTCTTTTACGTCGGGATTCGACCAGGGGAGCCGTTCTCCAATTGTGGAATTGGTCGATGTGGTGATAGTGGACTCATTGAGCCGGTATAGCCGGTGATCTATGACATGCTTACCAGACTCGTTCTTGCCATGAATCTCGACTTCCAGATAGCAAGTATCGTCCTCTTTGAACTTAAACCCCAAAACATGATAAATGATATCATCAGTGCCTCGTTTTGTGACAGGGAACCAGTGAGTAGGGCAGACATTGGCGATCTTGACAGTTTCGGCCTGAGATAACTTGAGAACCGCGTCACCTAGGCAATCAACATTTGCAATGAATGCGTCAAGCGTTTCAATGAAGTTGACCCTTGTAACCAGGTCGGATACCTTTGCCTCATCTGGATTATCGGATTCGCCTTTCTCTGGTAGGCAGAAATCCGGCGGCTCTCCCAGGATCAAATCACATGTCTTGGTAATTATGAGATCGGGATAATCTAAGCAGAACTCGATCCCCTTTGAGGTCTCTCCTTTCCTGAGATATTTTACCAGATCGGGCCAGACCTTTTCGAATTTGCCATCCCGAAGTCGCTGATTTTCGGTATATGCATCGATGCGAGCGCGCTCGGATTCGGGTGGCCATGATTGCCCCGGTTCTAAGAAATCTAGGTTGTGCAACATGTAATCATCCTAAAAGAGCGCGTCATTATCTGCGATGTGGTTGGCTATCGTTTTCACGCAATTGTGGCAAATCCACCGATTCTCGTATATCGTCTTGAGCTGAGGGAACAATGGGTGATGCAACTCGATTTTGGCGGACATATAGGAGCCTTGGCCGTCTGGTTTTTCGGGAATTTCCTTGCCACATATGGCACATTTGCCGTTAATAACTATGCACCACCCTATTATTCAAATATCTAAATGCGTCCGGGCCATCGTCGTTCTTCTTAAGCGGCTCATCCTTCCCTCTCGATTTAGCCGAATCGTCCCATAGGTAGTTCATCAGCTCTTCAAACAATTTAGGGCAACCAGGGCCATATATGGCCCATTGCTTACGAAAAAGGCGTGTTGCTAGATCCTGAATTTCCTTGCTGACATCGACCTTGATGGCGTGTCGGACATTCATTCCATGATAATCGTCTCTGAGTTGGTGAATCAAGCTCAGGCCACCACCACCCGAGTCAATGTCTATCGAATCAGGAACTATGCCGCCCGCGAAGTCCAAGATTTCAGTCTTGAACTCTTCTGAGTAGACGGTATTGGTTTTGTTGGAAGTGTAAAATTCTTTTATGACTATCCATTTATTCAGGGAAGAACTAAATCCAGCTAGAAGCATGACCGTGGGGTGCTGTTGGCCATAGTCCATCCCGACCAGATAGCGACTAAAATCGTTGGGCAGTTCGTTGATCAGGAAACCATCTTTCGGATCATCTGTCAAAAACGGGAATATCGCGCCTTCTGCCGCGGCCCATTCACCCATGATCCAGCGTTTGTACCAGACCGTGCCGGGTACATACATGCTGGAAATCCAGGCCTTGTAGTCTTCTGGCAGATGCGGGTTATCAGCCATCGTGAAATGGTAGAGTTTGGCTTTAATTGCCGGGTTGTCGGCTCTCTCGATGACTTGCTTATGGAACCAGTGGAATTTCGACTCTGGATTCATTGTCATGATGGCTTTTGCCTTCCCGACCCTCAAGCGGCTTAGAGCCATCATAAAGAAGTCTTCCGGCCATGTGGTTACCTCATCTCCATACCAGGCATATAGGGATTTGCCTTGTATTTTGCTCCGGGATTTGGCATCATTGGCCCCGTAGAGCCTCACTTTGTGCCCATAGATGTAGGCAACATTGCCAGATTTATAGCAGTTTTTTGCCCCCAGAAAGTCCGTCAGTGGGTCTAATACGTTGGCCTCCAGGGTAAGTTCCGTCTTGCCGATCATGGCGAACGGATACTGCTTGGGGGTTTGCTTTACGAGTCCCGCCCATGCCTGAGAGGAGCTGACGGTTTTTCCACTAGAGACAGATCCCCATAGCGGAAATAACTTGTAATCAGAATATAGGAAGTCTATGAGGACATCTTCATGTTTCGAATTTGGATCAGGAAGTAGCCAACCTTCGTAAAAATCATCTTCCATCGCGTACTTCCTTCATTTTGGCTATTGCGCGATCTATGCCAGGGGCATCATCGTCTTTGTCGCCGCTGACCTTCGCGAGCACTTCTATGATCTTTGTCATTGGCGCAATGCACTGCCCAAACACCGCGAGATTTAGTTCGCCGTCAGTTGGTTTCTTTTTTCTACCAAGCGCATAATCAACCGCTTCCTGAGCATCATCCCAGACCTTCTTCTGGCATTTCATCAGGTCCAATTGCTCCTTAGCTCCAACCGTGAGATGCGCATGCTTCTGGAAACCTGCCATCATGTGTCCTTCGTCGCGATGCCTGGTCAGGGTTCTCCTACCAAGCCCTGTCCTCTGCATGATGGCAGAAATCGATATCCCGTTGACCAGGTCCTCATTGACCCGATTGCCCCCCCTATGCGACCTGATGTAATCACATGTCTGGCAGCGTCCCTTTTTTCCTGACATTTGGTTTCTTCCAGTGATGTTTATGGTGGTAGGCCAGGGTCACATCGGTTCCCGCGTCCGGAAACATCATGGCTATGGATCGATATGAGGCACCATCGTCTAGGAGCTGGTCGATGTGATGCCGGGGGTAGCGACGGATGAAGCGGCAGGTTTTGCAGAGCATAGTAGGGGAAACGTATTTATACTATTATAGCTACTATAGTATCTATGGCAATGGATGAGTACGTGACTGAAGTTCTGGAAAACCTAAATCCCGAGATGGTTCAGAAAATCGCAGAGAATTTCAGCACAATCGATGAATACAATTGCTTCGGATTCGTAGCCGCCTGGTTCGGCTGGAATCCGGTTCTGACGGTCGAGTTAGAAGAGGATATCATGGGACACCTCTCCCAGAATGCCACCGAAACCGAGAGCATCGAAGGCTCTGATATCGTGGCCTGGTTCGAGAACGACGAGATAACTCATATCGGTGTAGTTGTTTCCGCCAGGGACGAAACTTACCTCGGAAAAATGGGCGGCCTCGAACTCGCGATCGATGACGTAATCCGCGGAAATTTCGATTACGGCACCGAGATAAAATACTACAAGGTGAATTAAATGAAAACAAGATCCGAAGTTTGGGAAGAGTATGGCAGATTGCAGATTATCCTGAAAGCTAACATCGAGAAAGAAATCTACGATGATGAACTTGTAGGAAAAATCAATGCCCTATATTGGGTACTGGAAAACCCGCTGGGATGAAAATGAAATCGTCCCACACCACAATCGAAGTCAGCCGCGAGAATAGAGACCGGATTGCGGCTTTCGGGAAGGCAGGAGAGAGCTTGAATGATGCTCTCTCACGCGTCCTTGATAAAGCTGAAACTATCCATAGCTCCTAAAGAATCTCTTTATTTTTCCTGCTTCCGAACTGCCTTCTTTGTAGGTTTTCTCGTTTATCCCGGCTGCTTTCAGGCCGCTTACGAAGGTTTTCATAGCCGCGTCATACGCCGCGTCGCCCAATTTATCAGTGCGGTCTACGATGGACGCGTGTGCCGCGATAAGTTGCGATCCGGTCAGATCTTTTGTGATTGGTATACCGCCCTCTACCAACGTGCTACCGCCGCCGCCTCCTCCTCCTCTTCCCGGCTTCCCGCCGCCGCCTCCATTGCCGCCCATCTCAACACCAATCCATCAAGGTAACCGTCTTCCTCATATCCTCTATGACAATGCCCTTCTCAAGCTTCCTATTACCGCGTTGCCTCGGCATCTTTGGCTTGTCTTCTCTTACATTTGTGCCGCCCACGTTTCGGAGGTATGCTTGCTGATGAGCAGGAGTCCACAGCCAACCGCGTTCCTGGCAAAGTTCCTGTATGTGATCTTCTCCACCATAAACCCAGAACATCAGGCCATCTTTCTCATCCATGCTCGAATGTTTGCAGGCCTGATCATGCTGCCTGAAAAGCCATTCATCGTCGTAGCCGGTGATGTAAGTATAAGTTGCATATGCTTTCCAGTCTTTTGGGACTCCGAGAAGCGCAATATCCGAATGCCTCTCGTTCATGGCAAGGTCAACCCAGATTTCTATGCCGTAAGATTGCGCCCATCTGGCTATCCATCGCTTCGCATAGACGTAGGATAACGCGACTGCCTTGGGCATCTCACCATTGGTACTGAAGTTTGGCTCAACCAACGCGCGGCATCCAGAATTGACAAGCCATGATGGGTCTTTGAATAGGCCATTAATGCGGTAATCGTCAGTGTAACCACGAAGTGTCTGGCCTTCTACTCTGCATTTGCGGGCCTTTGCGCCTATGCGATTGACAGGCAACTCTAGGCCGCGAGGCTGGAGCGATGACAGGAGATCGGGAATGCCATAGTAATTGCTGCTCGGCCAAATCCAGTCACCGATATCTTTCTTGGTGAGGATTTCCGGGAAAAGTTCGCCTGACATGATGCTCCATAGGAAATACAGGGATCGTCTCACTCAATCCCCTTGGAATGGATAGGTTTCTAGATCGCTTAATGTCACCGCGTAGCCGTAACTAGTAATAATCGCTGTCTGGATATAGCGAATCTACATAATCATAATAGATGTCCACAATCATATGCAGCGGATCGGATTCGTCGCAGAAATCATAAGGAGCCTCGCCAGTAAACATTCCGTATCTGGCATACTCATCAGCAACCTGATCAAGTTCTGCTTGATAGGCCAACCTGCGCCTCTTGGGTCGCATATGATCCTTGCATCTAGGGCAATTCCCACAACATAAGACATGAAATGGGTGGTAAAAGTCTTTTATGTGGTTGGGTTTATTGTAATATCTAATCGTTCTGGTCATGGTTAGCTGGACAGTTTCAAGGCATATCCGGGCCTTAGAATCGCATGGGCCACGCTTGCATCTTCCATTACTGCCCTCTCGGAGAGACTATCTCTTTCATGGGATCTTAGCAGCGTAGCCCTTGTTTGGCTTCAATCATCGGAAGATAGGCCAGTATTGCCGCCCTGGCCAGGCGGGTAGGTGTATCAAATGGGTTATAGGCGAGAGATTGCCTGATAACTAGGATAGACCGCCAGATGAAAACCCAAAGTCTGGCGGGCCATTGTGGTTGTCCGGACCACATGACTATGATATGCCCGATACGTAGCTATCTCATTGTCTGCGCGCTGCGCTCACCCTAGCCACGTTCTAGGTAACACGTCTGATCCGGCAATGAGTATGAGGGCATGTGAAAGGGATGCCTTCGCAAAACAAGGCATATAGCCCGCTTTGAGCAGGGCGAAGGCATGTGATGCTGGAGTTCCCTGGTTAGCTTTTCGTACCAGGAGCAACGCGATATCGCTTTATTGCAGGTCGTCCGGCGTCTTTCCGCCTGTCATCCAGCATAATAAATCGGCCAAGTCGCGGTTGATCGCTGCTTCTTTCCCGCGATACCCGAGCATGAAGTTATCTCTGGCGAGGGCGCCGATTGTCCCCCGGACAAGTAACCTATGCAGTCTGGCTATAAATCATTATCGCTACTTATTATAACATCCCCAACAATTTTTTTAAATTCAGCAACGGCTTATGGTTAGTGGCGGGATCATGTGGGTGGCATGGTCCATGCTCGTAGTCAGAAAAATTCGGCGTAGAGTCCCAGAGTTCTGCGTGGTTGTCGTCGTCTGACCACATGAGAAACCTCGATAAAATATATATCAGGGGGCGGCGTTAGTGACGCGACCCGCAGAAGCCCAACGTTTGGGCAAGAGTCGCTTAGGCGGTGGGCCCAGAGCCATTGATATGGTTTGCTTATCGGAGTGGTCTTTATCGTCGGTGCTTCCCGAATTGAAGATCTTGCCACATCCTTGACAAAACGCATATCCATTGACATCGATCTGCAATGGCTGCCCACAGTGATGCGATCTCTGGAATTGCGTTTTGATGGTCTTGCGCCCTAGATCAGACGTATTACCATACCGCAAATAGTACTGTCTGAGCGTATAGATATTGCCATCCCGCTCTACAAGCGACCCGAGTTCGGTATCTGAAAAGCGACCAACGTTAGCAGATCTGCCCTCATGCGCAAATCGCCCGGAAAACCTGCTATTTTTGTGCACGTACTTCTATGGTATCTCATTCTATTTATAGCTTCGCATATATGGTGAGTGAATATGCTTACGAAAAAAGAAAAGGTTAAAGCCTTTTTAGCTTATCATGCAACGCCGCTATTTCCTCTCTGGAATCCATTGTTTTGCATCTGACTAGCATACATGAAACCATCGCGTCAATGAGTTCTTTGTCATGAACGGATAATATCGGCACTGGTTGGCGCTTTTCTGGTTTAATCCCGGATCGTACAAATTTGATTATATCACACACGATGGGTCTTGTCAGACCATATTCGACATTATCACCCCAACTTTCACCGGTGAACGGATTTTTATCTTGCCGGATCGTGTCAATGATAATAGCAAATACTTTCTGTTTGAATGCAAGCTTTTCCGGTGTATTATCATCAAGATCCATGTATGGCCGGATTGCCTGTGATGACACTAGCCGAAGATTCACTCCATAGGTCTGCATCATTTGACTGCTCAACGTTTGCACCGCCGCATTATGCTTCATGTCCTTCTGCGATATGCAATCGTTAGTTGGATCTTTTTTCCATAATCCGACCCACCGGTCTCTTTCGCATTCGAAATTCTTTCTTAGAACCACTTAGACCACTTCCCTAGAATTCCATTCATCATCTCGCTTGGTTATTTTATCTCCTTTACAATATGGACAGCTTATTGCGTGGGGTGCAGGCAAATATGCATCAAATCCCCATTGGCAATCGTCACAAAACAGCTCCGACACGTTGGGCAATAGGCAAGCACCATTGGCTGCCTTGTAGACACGATCTATCTTAGCGTGGGCGATTGCAGTTTTTTCGGCTACGTCTTTGTTGAATTCTGCGAATTTGCGCTGCTCTTCGGCCTCTTTGTTTTTCTTATAGTGGTCTATGGCAATTTCTTTGACTCCCTGCGCACCACGCGACGCAATTATACTCAGTTGAGTGTCTCTATTTGGGATTTGCTTCACAAAAACTTTTCCAGTTTTTGCACCAACCTCTCCAGATTCTACCAATTTCAAAAGTTCTGGTACACCCTCTTTTTTGATTGCATGAACACTGTAGACAGTGGACACGCTCACCTTTGCTTTATCTGCAATCTTCTGTGCAACTTCTTTTGTCTCTGTGCCCGGCACAGGGACAGAATCATTTTCCAACTTCTCTGTGCCTGGTACAGGGAAGTTCAAATCCGTTCGTTTTCCTTGGTTATTTCTAGCATCTTCGGCCATTTGAATCTCTTCATCCAACGTCATCGCGTGCTCCGTAGCAATAACGATTTGCCCCGGTGTCAAAACGCGCCCGGTTATATAGCCACGAATCGCATATACGACCGCCGCCTGCATGGATTTGAAGGATTTTTCGACAACAAATGGCTCAATTCCGAGTTCTTGACACGCCCGATATCGATGATGGCCATCTACAATGGTATCCGGTCTCTCTTCCCATATCACGATGGGTTTGGCTTCATCATATCCTTTCTTTGCGATATTTGCTTTAAGTTCTTGGTATTTGTCTTCTGACAATGGTGGCAAATATTTATCAATCTCAGATTTCAGCTCAGGATCTATCTTATATTGCTTCATTTCAATCCCTTCTCCAAGATAAACGCATTCGCTGCATCGTCTCGCGTCTTGTGACCCATCTTCTTTTGATAGGCAACGATGATCTCGTGCGCCTCTTCTGAAATGAAGACATTTAATCTCTTCATGTAAAATAGAATAAACTTTAAACTATTTAAGCTTTTACGTAAGCACAATCACTTACTATTCAGAAAAAAGTTAACCTATTTGCAATCCCGATACCAAACCTTAGTCACATATTCCGGCACCTTGCACTCTTCGCAGCTTACCGTTTCACCGCCAAATTTCTCCAACAAATCAACATGAAACTTATAACAATGCCGCTTAGTTATGATTTTCACATCTTGCATGAAACTTTCAGGCGTCCTGTAAGCAGAAAACCGTCTTCCCAAGTGACGACACTTATGACATTTATCTGGATTGCAGACCGCGCGTTTTATCATGCAGATTTCCATCCCTTACAAAACATCAATCCATTCGTCTCTTCTAATAACCAATATGCGCCGCTTGATAACTGCCAATACCACATAGCAGCATCATTACTATGTCGATCATGCAGCTCTTTTGGTTTGAAAATCATATGACATCCCACATATTCCGCTTCTGATATCCTGGTATGCACCGAACCTCGCCGCGTTTCTTCATCCTGCATAGGTTGTTTACCACCGTATCCCGTTTCATCCGGCATGCCACAAATGCGCTGGATGGCAGCGGGCCGAAGGTTTGCAGGATCATGAGGATTTGGCTACCTATCATGCTTCGACTCCTTGCCATATTTGGCCCGCGTTATCCTGCGATCTTCCCGCCAGATCCTTGGATGCCTAGGCATCTCGACATGGATTGGCGGCCAAGGGCGATATATGCGAAGGGGGCCATCTGTCATCGCTTTTCCCCCTGCCTATCCATCCGAAATGTAGGTATCTTCGCTCCTTCCAGCAAAAACAAGCCCCTGTTATCAGGGTACGAATCTATGTAGGACACTTCCTTGATTTTTGCTTGAATAATCAGCTTCGCACAATGATAGCAGGGCTGTAGGGTGCAATATAGCTCTGCTCCAATGGTGCTCGGGCCATACAACGCGCATTGCAGCAAGGCGTTTTCTTCAGCGTGGATGGCATGGCAATCCTGTAGCTCTTGCCCGGATACTTCTCTATGGCAAGATTGACAATGTGGCAGGCCGCTCGCGGGTCCATTGTATCCTGTAGAAATTATTCTTTTGTCTCGGACTAATACCGCGCCTACCTTTCGCCGTAAGCATGGGCTCCTTGTGGCGGCCATCTGAGCCAAATTTAGGTAATATTCCCAAGGCGCTTGCCGTTGGCCGGGGTATAGCATGGTGGCTCCGACCCATGTGAATTCTATGGATATTGGTTTATCTGTCATCTTCCACCTCATACCCCGCCGCCACGCACCACAGTAGCACCAAATGATCAGGATCGATGCCTTCTTTGGCGGCCACTGATCGCAGAGCATCGGCGGTGCGATCTGATATGATGAATTTCATCTGTCGTCGCCTACACATTCAGATCTCTGGTATTTTACGAGTCGATCCTTCAGGATGCTGATTTCAGTATCCTTTTGCGACAGCATGTCATTCAGCCGTTCTATCTCTTTCGCCTGTGATATTCCATCAGCAGCAAGTCGCTTGTTTTCCTGCATCAGGGCTTCGATTGTGGCCTCTAGCTCAGATTTTTTCAAGTAGATCGCCTCAATTTCTGCCAAATCGCATAAGCAATTAACGGAATGCCCAAGATGATATAAATATCCATAACAATTGCATACCACGCATCAATGGCCAATTGCCATTGCCACATGTCAGCTGCATAACTCATTTCCAATGTCCTCCTAATACCCCATAATCCAATTCAAGCCACTGAATATCCAATGCACCAATGGCTCAAATGCCCAAGGCAAATGGATCGTCGCATTTAACGGTACAATGTGGATGGCCATGTCTTCTGGCTTAACCCACGGTGCTGCTATCAGGTCGGTTGTGTTAATCCGACCAGTGGCGTTAATCAGGTCAGTTGCATTCATTTGAAATGCCCTCCTTTCTGGTATCGTTGCCGCCTTTCGCCTTCCCATGCCATGCGATCTATGGCTTTCTGCTTACGCTTTTGCTCCTTGGAAATCTTCGCTTCGGTTGGCCGGATGATGTCACAAGACACCAACCGCGATGTGCCCGGCCATTGATCGTTTACGATGCCCACCACATCAGATGCCGTTGTGCTGTTGGTGATTTTGATTTCGATTGTTTCTCCCATGTTATTGATTTGTATGGCGTTTGTCATTTATATATCATCCTCACCATACCTTCGATCTGCTTGCATCTTTTCGGGCCCCATCCAGCCAGCTCTTCTATCGGTTTTGCGTAGATGCCCCTAGGAACAAAGGCCAACGTGTACTCCTTCAGCAAAATCCGCATGGATTCGCTGCCTATTCCTTTCTTTAGCATGGATGCGGCGGCTACCTCTCTATCATTGTCAGCAGGTCGCATTCGGAATCCTAGCATGTCGCCATCCAGTAGGTAGTCATGGGCCAATTCCAGGATGTCTTTCCATTGGTCATCTCCATCGAAAAACCCAGAATCGTCTCCTTTCCAAAAGATAGGCACGCCGTTCAACATGGATCTTTTCTTGAAGGATTTTAGCCTAAGTAACGTTGATGCATTCGCATTAGATCGGTCGTCCTGGTTCAAGAATTTGAACTTTCCATTGATTAGCCTTTTCTCGTTGGACTCATCTATAGCCGCATAGATCTCATCCAAGGTGCCTAGGATGACCGTACAGCCATTATAACCAGATTCCCTGATAGATAGGGTCTGATCGTATAGATGTCCGCTTAAAACCGATTGTACGAAGTCTATAGGTCGCTTCAATTCCATGTTCAGATTACCGTCTATCCAACATTCGCGTTCTAGTCGAAAATGGAGATCAACCGGTATGCTAGGATCGATTTGCAGCGGCTCAAATCGGGTGTCGTGGGATAGGACAGATCGCATAGATCGCTCTCTGTCCGCTTCGCCCGGGGCCATTGAGACGATTATGCGATTCATACAATCTCATCCTTGCCAGGACACGCATCCCTTCCCCACAATTCCAGACATAGCCCGCTTCCTCTGCAACCATCATAAGTGCAAAAGATTGCTGCCTTTCCAAGAAGAGCCGCTTCTGTGGATAGCCTCATCCACATGCATGATATCATTGGCATCCTTCAGCCACCTCTATAGGTTCGCGGCTATTCGATCCATCATAACCAGACTTGTCATATGGCTTGGGTTCTTGTCGTTGCCTTTGCTTGCGGCGCAAAGGTGGACAGGGGACAGTCATTGCCCCGCCGCCTTCTCGATGATTCTGTTTATTACCGTATATTCTGGAGCGAATACAGCAAGCATTGCGGAAGATAGAAACCCAAACACTATCAAAGATCCGATTCCAAAAACTATAAAGCATACGACGCCGCACCAAAACGGCGGCATATCGCCATATCTGGGTCCATTGTCCTTTTTCATGGAGTGCCTGTATGCGATATAAGCGGCAATTGAAGCGGATGCTATCGATAACAATATGACAGAAACGTCTAGCATACCACCAATAGCCGTTCCCCTCACGAGTGTCTCATATCCGTATCCGGTGGTATTCCTCAGCTCGCCCATGATTTTGCTCGCCAGTTCAAGTTCTTGCTGATCCATATCCTCACGCCCTCCTCATGCTATCCAGTACCGCCTTGGCTAATTCGAATCCACCATCGGAATAATCTATAGAAACCTTGCCATTCGCGTCGGATCGCATCGAAATACTGGCATTATCTGGTATGCGAATTTGATCGCGATCTATGACTTCGGGCATTTCGCCTTTCTGGTAGGCTTCCACGCAATCCATTCTCTTCTGGAGAGCATAGATTCTATCTGCCAATGTGTCGGTGATCGCTTGCAGATTGTCTGAATACTCGCGGGCTTCTTCCTGGCGTTTCTCGATGGCACCCACCTTTTCAGCCAATGCTTCCACATCGCCTAATAGCTCTGCATGCGATGGAGCAAGTGAGTTGAGGCGGGATTCGATGGCAGATAGTCTATTCCCATGAGATCTTATTACTCCGGTTATGCCTTCCTGCTGTCCTTCGATGACAGATAGCCGCTTCACTATACTGGTCAAGTCCTTGCCGGTTTGCTCCTTGAATTCACCAAGTCGCTTCAGTGGGAGATTGGTCCAGACACCCCATTGGTTCTTCTGTACGCCTGCGTGATGTGCCACTTCCGAGAGAGATAGCTCGAAATCTTCTTGCGGAGCGGCATGCCTAGCGATTTCTTCCGGGGTGAGCTTTCGCAGGGATGTGGCCGAAAACCACGGAACATCCTTGCCGGTATAATTTCCTTGTGAGGATTTCGACGTAATTTCAAATTCAAAATCTAAACAATCCATCCTGCCAAGCGCCGTTTCCCCAACAACACGCACCCAATCGCCTATCTTCAGCTCTTCTTCCACCAATCGCAGGGAACTGGCTGGATACCACCACTCATTTACTCGGAAGTTTCCCGCCTGGCAGATGTCTCGGACTGTTCCTTTTCCGCCAATACAATAACCAGATAATCCACATGGTTGCCCTGTGATTATCACTTCGGAACCTATGGAAAGGGGAGGCGTCATGCTTTGACCTCCATTTTCACACCAATCGCGGCAATCTCTTCCGCCTCGATATCCCAAACATAGCCTTCGCCTGCTCGGATTCGGACATACGAATCGCCCGATAGTATACATTCGCCACATATCTCTTGACCACAATTCAGGATCACGGTTATTTCTCGTAGCATTGCAGCAGATGGGAGATGTTTCATGTTTTGACCTCCATGTCAGGATCTATATCGGCAATTCCGGCTTGATTCATCTCAGAGCTATCGTACATGCCACCCAAATTGGCCGGGAATGCTTCGCGAAGTGCTTGCACAATGGCTACTTTCCTGATCATTGTGCCTGGCATCTTCTTCCATTGGGCCTTGTCGGTGTTGTATTCCGCCATGACAACTTCTGCCCGGATTGGCACCTTACGGTCTTTTCTACAAACCTCGGACCAGCCGCCCAACAGAGTCTCCTCAGATGGCAAATAGAACGTGCCTTCTCGGTGAATCAGCTCCCCGCCATCCCTGGGTCTGGTGATGATCCCAGCACGGAATCCATCGAATTGCGGATGCGCCTCTGCCTTTTCGGTGAAGTACTCTTTTCCAGCAATGAAAGACACGTTGCGCTCTCCCTTGTCGTTCACGTAAACGACTAGATAGACCTGTTTAGTCATCGGGTCCGCGCCCTTTCTCTTGCAGAACTCGCAGAAAAGATAAGCCTCTTGCTCCGTGGCCTTGGGGTTGATGTAATCGATGATGTCTCGCGGTGTCAGGATGCCGTTGGATTGCGCCACGTGGCCGTTAACCGGCTTTCGTAATGTAGATGGCACAATCGCCTTATTATCCTGCGATCTGCCTGCCTTGGGCTTCACAGGCAATTCCTCGCCCTTGATAGCCGCTTCCAATGCAGCCACATAGGAAGTTACCTGACTGACTATCCGGCCATCCGCTTTGACCTCGGCGTGTCCAAAGGCCCCTTTGAATATCAGATGCTCTTCGGTTTGCTCTTCCAAGGTCCATTCCTCGTCCAGCGCGGGCATGCGCAGGACGTTTTCGAATATTTTGTTTTCGCTTGCCATCTAAATCGCCCTCTCTTTGGAGCATACGGTGCATCTGCCCATCTTGGTTGTCTCTTTCGATTTGGCCATCAGATTATGTACTCTGATATTCTGGCCGTACTTCTCATCCTGGTATGCATTTTTGCAATCACATTTTGCCAGTGCCATTTATGTCGCCTCCAATTCTTCAATCCTAAGCATCGATTCCAGATTGCGCCGGGCGTCCAATGCGATCTCCAGCGCTAATGTGGCAACGCGCTCTTCCTTTTCTGCCTTTTCCATATCAGCTCTGATGTGCTTGGTCTGCGATCGAATGCTGGCCTCTCGTGCCTTGTCATTGGAGCCCGTCACAAGTCCGTCCTCAAAAAGAGCCGCCTCACAATACTTTAGATTCTCTTTGGCGGTCAATGTGGCCTCTTTAGCATCCAACAGTCCTTTCCTGGCATTGACCACGTTATCAAATGCCGCCTCGATTTTCGCTCTTAGCTCTTCCATGTTCAATCCTCCCCACAATCAAAATCCGTCTGGAAATCGAATTGTTCCGCCATCATGTCCCACAGAGCCTTGAACTGTTCTTCAGTGCCCTCGATAATTACCTTATTGGTCCCGAGCCTCACGTTGGGCAAGAACTGTGAGGCCGAATTCAGCTCCAATATGAAGTGTTCCTTCGTTGGGTCCAACACGTTCAATCCCCCACGATTTCATATTTCCCATCTACCAGCCGTATCTTGCCAGCATCGAGCAACTCAATGATGCCATCCATTGTCTTCCCCCAATCACCACCGAAGGTCACCGCGATCGATCGATAATCATTCGGGCCTTCAGTGTCTAGAAGATGATTTACACGCCGGGCTTCTTGTGACATGAGCAACTTCTCAGGCGCTACCTGCTTGTAGCATTTCGCGACCTCGGATAGTGGCCTCAGATGAAATGGTAGAATGCGACAGTCTACGACATCATCACAATAGAAATGCTGCGTTTCCGCCAGGGCTTCTTTTTGCAACTTCTCCAGCTCCTCGTGCCAATAGGCGGCATCCCGGCGGGCAGACCCACATGAAGCTTGCCAGTAATCACGGGATGATAGCAACCCGGCTATCTGCTCATGACATGATGCCTTGCCTTCCCAGAAGGCTTTTAGTCGAATTGCTTCGAACTTCTGGCAGTCGTCGCGTGGATCGCTCACTTTGTCGAGCGAAGCGACCGGCCACGTGTGATAATCCTCAACCAGAATCACATTCCCATCGGCGCGGATATTTTCGATGGTGAACACCTTTCCAAGCAGTTCGTTCATCGCGAAAGACCACCCAATGCCCTCGATATCGACTTTTCGGGCTACTCGGACCGTATCGCCTATCGCGAAATGACATGGATCGCTTACAGGCTCTATGTCACTTGCCGAGAATTTGACCCAATGATATTCACCTGGGCCAAAATCCACATGCACGGTATTGTCACGGGTTATGCCCGCGATTTTTGCTTCCTGCCCGTTTGGTGCGCGGACCTTCATATCGATTCTACATCGCTTGATATCCATCATTCCACCTTCTTTCCAGAATGCATAATTTCATCTATGCTCTTTTGTACCAATCCAGAAAGATTAATTTCTGGATGATTATTTAGCCATGCTTTCTGATCTTCCCGCATGGTCACTGTGGCTTTCTCCATAGACTTACTTATACTTCTTATTAGTATTTATAGTTATCTACCTACAAAAAATAATCTTCCGGCCCGACAGTGACCTCTCATGTATCGAGCCGGTATGTAGCATGCCAGAGTCGAACTGACGTCTCCACCGGGCCAATCGGAGCGACCGAAGGATGCGATGGCGCATGGAACCCGCCTCATGCTCTAGAGTCATTTGGCTGCACATGCTGATGCTACCTACGGGGGTGATAAAGCCAGGTGTCGGAAAGGAGTGACAAACGACTACCTGGCTTGTATGGTGGCTTTTGCCCTTCATCGAGCCATCAGTCTCGATACGGTGCCTGCAAATCTGTGCCACACTCATTATGCAGAGCTACTGGGGCAAGGCAGCATGAGAATACCGCGAGACCCATGCGTGCCCAGGAAGATACGAGGTGTCATAGGTCGCTTTTTGTGGTCACCTCCTTTGCTTCCTGAAGTTGAGAAATATGATTTTCGGGCCTCATCGGACAGCCGGCCCACTGGCATAGATCGCAATTTTCGACCGCGCCTTCGCAAGCGCACCCGTAAACGGTGCCATCCTCATGCCGAAATTCGTGAAACACGTTTCGGCCATCGGTGAATGTCATCTAATCCACCTGCTTAATCTCGTATGCGACCCCAACCAACCCGCGTAACGGGTCCATCTTGGCCCGCCACATGTCTTGTAGCTCGCCTATGCCGATGGCAGAATATGCCAGGTCATAGGACGGTTGGCCGGGTGGGTAGAAGGCAACTTTCGCATGGATGACGCTCATGTCAGAACCTCCTGCACTGATGTTTTTTGGGTATCTCCAGCACGAATTCTAGCGCTCTGCAATAGCCAGGATTGCGTCGCCTGTTCTGTTCGACTTCTCTGCGAGCAGAGATCCATTCTTTTCGAATGGTATCAGCATCTTCCATTTCAGGCACCTACCAGCATCATCAATCTCAATGCATCTGCTTGAATATTGGCGGCGAACCGCCCGGATTCAAGTTTCTGGTAGGCTTCCCACGCATACCGTTGCCCGACATCTGGCCGGACTCGATCCATGACACCTAGTGGCCTATGCCCTCTCATAACATGGATGATGCCATCATGACGGTCCGCGCGCTTGGACATCTGCGCGCCAAAGTTGATTTTGGAGGAAGCCATGCTAGGCCACCTCCTCGACTAGATTACCATCCTCATCGAATACTTGGATCCACGCACCATCTGCTATTTGAGCCTTGGTCAGGCTGGCTTCCTTCCTGGCAATCTGCCAGGCTTCAGTATCGTTCTCTGCTTCGAATTCTGCTTCTTCTCCATCAGTCTTGTAGCTATATTCCATCTCGTATCACCCTTTTCTTCTATGCAGTAGGTTGTTTTAGTAGCATATATAGTTTGCGCTATCATGACAGCAACGATTTTGTTTATAGCGTTCGCTACCAGAAAAGCTTAAATAGCAATAGTACCTATCGCTACCTATGAGTAAGCTAACCATAAAGATACCAGATGAGCTAGACGCTCATATTGATGAGTTCCTGGTTTATCACGCCTTGGAAATCAGGGACAAGAGCCGCATTATTCTTTTCGCGATTGAAAAGATGATTGCGGGTGGAGAAATGCCAGAAGAGTTCATGATGCGATGCCAGACCGCGAAGGATGGTATTCGCGAGAAACAGAAGAAACGATATCAGGAGAGGATGGGATGAATCAAACGGAATACGACGAAATCCAATCCAAGCTCGTGAACTTGACAGAATCCGCGCGGGAAGTATCGCGAGCGGCATCGTTGCTGTCTGGAGAGCTGGATGGCATGAGGCGCATGGTGTCGAATATGAAAGGGAGCCAGAAAGCATGAAGAAATTTCGTACCTTCTACAATGAAAAAATAGAAGAAATCGAGACCTTAAAAGAAACCGAAAAGTCGGTAACCTATCTGAATGGAGATCGCCACCCAAGGATGACAAATGACTTCTATTGCCATTTCGATACATGGCAAGAAGCAAAGGACTTCCTCATAGATCGCGAAAATACCGCGATTGCAAAGCTGCTAAATGAGGTCAAGCAGCATCAAGATACATTGGAGAAAATCGAGGCGATGCAACTATGAGATTCGGTCCATTCATAATAATGGAGAAAGGAGTGTCTTTCGGGATCGCTGACCGCAATGGGAACGGCTACGGATTCCTATATGATCCGTACGAAGCGAAGGGTGTACGATTTGAGCCATCATTTGAACGTAGCAGGAGGCGGCAATGATAGCTCGATCCAAGCCCCTGCCAATACATGAATTCCCATCGCGGATAGATGAGGTTGCCAGGCTCAAAGAACATGTCGCGAAAATACCAACATTAACCCGCGACGCGCAATATCTCCTATATCCAGATGGCGATGAGGCGGTAAAGTGTCACAGTGATTTGGGAGGCTCAGAAGATTGGCTAACGGATGTGGATTTGGCAAAGATGTTATGTGAACTGCTCAATGCCGCCCCCGCACTGCTTGATGTCCTGGGTGAGATCCGGCCAGGCGATAGGCAGCTTATTGCATATGCTTCAGATGAGATAGAAGAAACGCACCATGCGCCTGAATGGGATGCTGTGAAGGATGCATTGCGCAGGTATCGCGACATTGCCCGGAAAATGGAGGAGAATAGATGACATTTGATATGCGAGATGCACGCGAAATCGCAGAAAAATGCAATTCCAAGGACGAATCGGTAGATCACGATTACTGGAATGCTCATGCTGGAATGGTGCTGCAATCTGCGTTGGATGAAATCGACCGCCTCCAAGATCGCGAGCGGCAGCTACTGCTCGATGTGGATCGCAATTATCGTGGGAAGAAGGAATATGCGAATGAGGTTGAGCGGTTGCAACGCGATGCTCACCAAAATAACGAGTACATCCAACGATGCAACGAAATGATGCATACAGACCAGAAGCGCATAGCGGAGCTGGAAGCAATAACCGGTGTAGAAATTACTAATCACAATCTGTCCCTGATCAGGTCGATCCTGTGTGGGAACCCACATACAAGAGAGCAACGCGTGCGGGCATTCAATCTGTCGGGAAAAGTATTTAGACGAATGCAAAAACAGCGTGCCGCCCTCAAGAAGCTCGGCGAGGCAAAACGAGCGCGCGGGAAGGCACTAGCGGAAGAACGCGCCCATCGCTATCTGAATTTAGAAAGAAATGCGGATATCGTGGCGTGGGAGTTAGACGAAGTATCCGAGAATGAGCAAAAGCGACTACGATATAATGCCCGAGAACAATTGCGCCAGGAAGGTAAGATATGAGATGCCCCACATGTGATACCGTCCTATATCTCAGAAATTGCCCTGGACATATGGACAAAATATTATATTGCGACAAATGCTATGCATATTGGCCAAAAGTGCATAGTCAAAAGGAGATCGATACGCTGCGTGGGCAGATTGCCACCTTGAAAGCGATATGCATCAAAGAACGCGATCGTCGGATGGGATGTGAGCGGGAAACCATAGAGCAATTGGCCCAGGAATATCCGGAAATATTTGCGGAGGAGACGAAATGAATTGGTTGATTGTGATATCAGTGACAGCCGTACTATTTGGTGTTGGTATGATTGCTGTGTATACGTTATTCGATCCATATTCAATTGTCGCGAACATTGCGGGCGGATTAGTAGGAATTGGATCTGCCGCGACTGGGTTAGTATTCGGAGAGGAATATGACTGACGATCTCATAGAGAAAGCAATCATTTTGGCGAACATCGATAGAACCGGCGGACATTATGCGAATAGATACCTAGATATAGGACGCATTGTGGCCGATTTGGTGGCCGAGATCAAACGCCTCCGAGCAATGAATCCGTTCCAAGTAGCTGTTCCGGTTGCGATTAGAATTACGGACAATTTATTTGCTTATGGTAATGCCGAAGAGTCTGCCAAATTGCAAAGGCTGCTTATGCAACTTGCCGCCAAGGATGCGATCATCTCAGACGAATTGGCTCGCCGCAAAGCACTTGGCGCTCTAAACGAGGATCTAATGGCCAATTGCAACCAGCTCCGGGATAGATGCTGGAAAGCGGAAAGCGAGCTTGCCAGATGGCAACAGATTGCAATAGATGAACGGGCCGCCAAAATACAAGAAGCCAATAGCGGCGACTTCGTAGATGCTCAAGGTAACTACATTTTTCAGGTAATGGACATCGAGAAATGTCGCGAATTGGCCGCACGGGAGCTTAACCTGCAAGTGACACAAAAAGCAGGATATGTAGAGAGATTGGAGAAAGAATATTTGGAAATATATAAATGGATCAATCCAGATATCAGCGAAGAACGGGCGCGAGCCGCCTTGACTAAGATTCGGGAGGGCAAGTGACTATGCAAATCGGAAAAGATGTAACAATTCTTAGAATGAAAGACGGCATAAACAACCTACGTGGTAAGATAATCGAAACGATTGGCAGCGATTGCTATAAAGTGCAGCTATACGACGATGCACTGCACTTAACCGATCGATTCCAAGTGTTTCACGAAAGCTGGCTAGTAGATGCATGACCCTATATCAAGCCTGGTTCGAATTCTGCTATGCCGCCCGCGACCTGCTATGGGCCTATAGCCCTGAGACCATCTTTTTTGCAGGCATCTTGACAGGAGCGATATGTGGCTTGTTACTTGCCCTAGCAACCTATCCAGGGTTGCTCTAGCGGCCCAAGGGCATGAGATCCTAGGCATCTAGGTAGAATCGCCTAAAAAGAAAATGTAATGCCTGCCTAGGGCATTTGGCGGGCTTCTCGTTCCTTCTGACATAGCTCGCAATTCGGCCCACATAGGCAACGCGAATACCTATCATGTATCTATCAGTCCACTATCTATATCCTCATAATCTATCGCGATATGGTCAGGTTGCGCAGTAACCCACCATATGAGGTTATCTATGCGATCTAATAGGTCATCCCATTGTATCATTTCGATGTCTAGGGCGATGCTCCAGCGATCTATGGGCATATTTCACCCACGGTCGCTTGTTCTTGATAATATCGGCATTCTCCTTCCATTAAACACCCTTTCACGCTCTCATCACATCTCCATCCAACGATGCCATTAGTGACTCGCACTATCAATTCTGGTTCGATCATAACATCGTCTGCATACCAGTAATAGGGCAATCTCAGATCAATTCCATGCTCATCGATTAAGGCTCTCTGCAAAAGAAACAGGAATTGCCTAAACGCCTGGCATGAACTTAAATTGGAGTCTTTTGCTTCCAACGTGGACATGATGATCGCATACGCTAGATTCTTATAATTATCTGGAATTTCCGAGAACAGCATTGTATTTTCAGCTTCGCTATGATGTCCGGCATCACTCCAGAACGATTCTGGAAGGTCTCTTGTTAGCCAATCGGTTTGCATATTAATCATCTCCTATCAGCTATACCTACGCATTTCATGCAAATTCGGCAATTGCTCTTGTATCTGGTCCCACGTCCACAAATGATACGTATTCGATCCATCGACTAGATCATCAGATCGCGGAAATATCTGGATAGCAGCAACGTTTTGCCCTAAAACGGCATCCTTCACATGTTGTAATAGATAGAATCCAAAAATCTTTGAGTCATCGCGCATATGGATTTTGAGGTGGGTGAAATTCCCTATGTGATTCAATAGTACTTCGATGTCTTCGTTTTTCCAGCATTTTTCAGCCGTCGCGAAATGCGGATACCTGTCGATATCGACTTGGGTTGGTCGAAATTCTACAAGCTTTCCAATCTTTGGCATATGTCCTCCTTTATTAAGCGATGCAATTGTATATGATGTAACTGATATTTGTACAGGTACTTAATCATTGTTTCAATTCAGCATCATGCATTCTGCTTTGTGTTTAAATGCCCTACGTCTATGCATGTTTATATCTATGCATTTATATTTATGTACGCCAGAGTGGTTAATAGTGGCATACTTTCACCTTAATAATCGCTATCGGGATGCCCGAAAGTGGCAAAAGTGGGTACTTTTCCCCTTTCATCCGGCGACCTATAGGAAGAATCATGATAATTACCATGAATATATTCCACTTAATCCACTTTGTAATTTTTGAGTTCTACTGATACACTTTATACTAGTGTATATCTTAGTGGATAAACAAATTATATCCACTATATAGTGGATATAGACATTTAACCTCTTACTCATATTCGTTCACTGCCTTGTAGCGCATGCCGATATAGACCGTTTCGCCGTTGCTGGCAAACTTCCTATAATCCCATCCCTTGAGCTTCAGTTGTGCATTCAACATCCGTCCAAATGGTCTAGGATCGATCTTATCAGTGTTCACCATCATGCCGTTGCAATGCGATTTGAACGCCTTGAATAGTTCCCGCGATGATACCCGATCACCTTTGGCCTCTTCCAGGGTACAATCCACAAACCCGTACAATGGATCAGAATCATCAAATAGCTCCGCCACCGCCTGAGATACTGCCTTGGTGGGCTTCAGTCCATCACGATAATAGGAGATTGCGCCTTCGACCAACCAGGCCAATATGCCTCTTGCTTCGGTCTTAAGTGTCTTCTTGAGGGTCAAATCGGCCCGATCGGTGAAATCTTCCAGGTAGCGGATCATATGCAGCCGTCGCTTAATGCTTTTATCATGTTCATCAATGACAGGCGGAGGATTCAGGACCAAATGCGCCTTGCCTCTGAGCGTGTAGGTGAATGGCCGCTCCCTGATCTGCCTAGCATTGAACTCTTGCCCCTCGGTAGCAATTTGCTTAATGAGCTGCCCATTGATCTTGCCGCCTTCTTTGGACTCATTGGTTAGGAAAATTCGTACTCCCACCCCATTAGCCAATTCATAAGAAGGCGTGTAGTGATCGCTTTTCGAGATAAAAATGTCCGGGCTAACCTGCTGGACATATTGGCCCATCGCGTTCTGCACCGTGCCGGTTATCACGGTCTTCCCTGAACCGCCCGCGCCCTGGTGGATAAATAGCACCTCATCACGAGTCTCGCCGGTTACAGACAGGCCCCAAATTTTTTTATGATACTCCAACTGATCTTCAAAAACATTTGCACTAGGACCACCGATGTCTATCTTGGTCACGATCTCTTCTAATGTCTTCTCCCACAACTTCCTATCAGCATTTGGATCATATGGCGTCCTGGTTTTTCGAAGCATCATATAGACAGGATCATGTTCCAGGAGCTTGCCTGTCGTCAGGTCAACCACTCCATTCGGACAGCATAATAGGTGAGTGAACCTTTCGAAATCATCCCATACCACCGGATCAGCCAGCGCCCGGATGTGCATGAATAGGTTGCTTCGTAACTTGGTGTTCATCTCATTTTTTAGGTAGTTTCGCACCACGGCATCGATTAGATATTCTGAATCCTCTGTTATGTAAACTCCATTATTATAAACTGCCAATACACCTCCTGGCAACCTCTTGATATTCAGCCTTCGCACCAACTCCTCCGACAACCCACCGACGTTTACTGGTTGCTGTTGCATCCTGCCTATGTAATCCTCAGCACTCAGTGCCGGGATGTCCAGCTTCTCGTGCTCTTCGGGCGGCGCATAGTGCGGGCAGCTAGTTTTAGTGCAACCCTGTTTGAATGATTCTACATGCAGCAAATAGTTACAATTGATTTCTTCCTGGCTACCCCATCCGGTACTCGTGAATACATCAAAGTCGTGGTCGTCTAAGTCTTCCGTCGAATCGCTATCATTGAACCAGATTTTCAGGAATAGCGGAAAGGTCTTCTCATCCGCTCCTTTGGATTTCCACCAAGACGCCAGTACTGAAATCCAATTGAAACCGTCTTCTGGGGCCGGGCCTTGCCTGATAGCATGCTCGATGCATGGGGGGAGCTGGGCGGCAATTGGTAGACGAAGGGAAGCGTTCATGCTCTTCGCCTTTCAATATCTTCCAATATTTGTTTAAGTACCTTCTTATCTTTTACCAATCGTTTTAATTCGGCTATACCGAATTCATAAGTATCATACGTCACCGGAAGCCAATGCGGTTTTTTATATTCGCGATCACGTTTTGCCAATGGCCATCTCGGAATCGCACCGTCGCATACATAAACCAAAAACTCGGACGGAATTGAAATCAATTTGCCCTCATTAACAAGATCTACTAACGCTTTTGCCAACTCCTCACTTAGTCCAAACGCGGTTATCACATTCAGGCGCGCTTCTGTTATATGCGATCCTTCCCCAAAGGCGCGACTTAATTCCACGCAACTAACACCTTGTCGTTTTGAGACAAAATCGATTATTGCGGTTTTTAGTTCTTCTTTTGTCGGAAGATTATTTATACCATTGGCATCCTTCTTATCCATGTTAGCACCTCTTCAAGCTCTCGTGCCATCGAGAGCATCCTTCTTTCGTAGATATTCGTCAAGAGCCTCTTCTACAACCTTCGATTGACCTCTAAAAACTCCATACCGCTTAAGGGTAAAATCGCGAAGCCTTCCCGCGATTTCATCACTTATGTCTATTCCTATTTTGGCCATGTTTATCCTTTGGTTTTCTTATTATTTAAAGATTGTGTTTAGCGATTATTTGACTAGAGAAAGGTTTAAATAATCGGAAGATAAGTTACTGCCATGGCTGAAATTCAAGAACTAACCAACTACCTACGAGGCTTCGTAGCTGCTCGCGAGTGGGAAGGATATCATACACCGGAAAACCTAGCAAAATCCATATCCATCGAAGCAGGCGAGTTGCTAGAATGCTTTCAATGGGATTGCGTGGCAACAGATAGCGACAAGGCCAAGGCTGAAATGGCCGATGTCCTAATCTACCTAATCATGATGGCCGATGTCATGGGAATAGATTTGGTAAAGGCGGCATGGGCCAAGATAGCCAGCAACTCGGCTAGGTATCCTGTCGAGAAGGCGAAAGGGAATTGCAAGAAGGCGGAATAGCTATGAAATATGAAGAGTTCTTGAAATCGAAGCAATTTGCCGCCAAACCCAGCGGCTTTGAAGCAAAAGACATCCATGCAAAGCTCTTCCAGTTTCAAAAAGATATTGTTTCATGGGCTTGTCACAAAGGCAAGGCGTGCGTATTTGCCGGTACCGGTCTTGGTAAGACCTTGATCCAATTGGAATGGGCCAACCAGGTCTATAAGCATTCTGGGAAGGATGTACTAATCCTGGCCCCGCTCGCGGTGGTGGCTCAAACCGTTGCGGAAGGCGCGGGGATGGGTCTTACCGTCCATGCGTGCAGAAAACAAGACGATGTTCTGTCTGGTATCAATATCACCAATTACGAGATGCTGGACCATTTTGATACGAGCCATTTCGCAGGTGTTGTGCTCGACGAATCCAGCATAATCAAGTCGTTTGAAGGCAAAGTTAGGACACAAATTATAGAATCCTTCAGGGAGACGCCGTACAGACTCGCATGTACTGCGACACCTGCGCCAAATGACGTAACCGAACTAGCCAACCACGTTGAATTTTTGGGTATCAAATCCAGACACGAATTATTATCTGAATATTTCGTACACGACGGCGGGCAAACATCGATATGGAGATTGAAGAGGCACGCAGTAAAGCGGTTTTGGGAGTTTGTTGCTGGATGGGCGGTTATGATGCAAATGCCATCCGAGTTGGGTTATGAAGATAATGGGTTCAAGCTTCCGCCAATAAACATTGAGCAAATCGTGATCGATAAGACGGGATACATAGTAAAAGAAGCACTAACCTTGCAGGACAGAAGAGGCGCGCGCCGCGATAGTTTATCTTTGCGTGTTGCAAAGGCGGCTGAAATCGTTAATGCATCTAACGAATCTTGGATAGTTTGGTGCGATCTAAATGTAGAATCAGAAGCATTAAAAAGAGCTATCCCCGGTTCGGTTGAAGTTAAAGGCTCTGACGATCCTGATTACAAGGCAAAATCATTATCAGATTTCGCCAAAGGTCTCATTAGAATCCTGGTCACAAAAAGCTCAATCGCGGGGTTCGGGCTCAACATGCAAGTCTGTCACAATCAGGTTTTTGTGGGAATAAGCGATTCGTTTGAGGGATATTATCAGGCAGTGAGACGGTCTTGGAGATTTGGGCAAACCCAACCGGTTAATGTGTTTGTGATAACCTCGGAGAAAGAGGGCGCCGTGGTCAAAAACATACAGCGCAAAGAGAAGGATTTTGATGCCATGCTTCGCGGCATGATAAGCCAGACACAAGAGCTAACAAAGCAAAACCTGAAGCAAACGACACATTCAATCGATGAGTATAACCCAACGGTCGAAATGGTAATACCCCGTTGGTGCAAGTCCTTTGCATAAGTTTAAATACTATAACCGGGTATTTAACTTATATGCAAGAAGTGTATCATGAGGTGAAAAACTCCGGCTATGAAGTATCGAATATCGGGAACGTGCGGCGCTCTTCCGTTGGCATAAATACCCATATCGGACGCATTAAGAAAGCGTCTATATCGGGGAATGGGTATAAAATCGTTGGCCTTTTCAAGAACGGAAAAAGAAAAAATGTGTTGGTTCATAGAGCAGTGGTAGAGGCTTTCATAGGGCCGATACCAGACGATATGGAGGTAAATCACAAGGATGGAAATAAGTTAAACAATTGCTTAGAAAACCTTGAAATCGTCAGTAGATCGCGAAATTTTCATCATGCGATCGAAGCAGGTTTAATAAGAAGTGATTGGCACGATCTACCAAAAAAAAGACATTTCGGAGAAGATCATTGGACTCACAAAAAACCAGAAAGATTGGCGCGAGGCGATAATAACGGATCAAGAAAACGTCCAGAAAGATTATCGCGCGGTGAGTCTCGATGGATCGCAAAGATAACTGAAGAAGATGTTAGAGAAATGCGATCTTTGTATGAGTTGGGAGTTCACAAAGAGATATTAGCGGCCTTGTATGGAATAACTAGAACGAATGTTTATTATATTGTAAATTTCAAGTCTTGGAGGCATGTAATATGAAGGTATTAGCTCAACAAGAAGGAGCTGGATGGAAGATGTATCAAGCGGATTGTGCTGAAGCCATAAACGGCATTCCCGATAACTCAATCCATTATTCGATAACATCAATCCCATTTGCCAGTTTATATACGTATAGCCCGTCCGAACGCGATTTAGGCAATTCTCATAATTATGAGCAGTTCTTTGACCATTTCGCCTTCGTGATCAAGGAATGGTTCCGGGTTACCATGCCCGGTAGAAATTGCAGCATCCACTGCATGAACCTACCAACCACAAAGGAGCATCATGGTTATATCGGCATCCAAGATTTTAGAGGAGATGTTATCAGAGCGTTTCAAAAAGAAGGCTGGATTTATCATTCTGAAGTCGTGATCTACAAATCGCCTGTCACCGCCATGCAACGCACGAAAGCGCTCGGGCTCTTGCATAAACAACTCAAAAAGGATAGTTGTATGAGTCGTCAGGGAGTCCCGGATTACCTCGTTACCTTTAGGAAGCCCGGTGATAATCCAGAGCGGGTAACTCATACGAATGACAGCTATCCAGTATCTAAATGGCAGCACGTGGCCGATCCAATTTGGGAAATAGAAGACGGAAAAGGAGAAGTTGATAAGCAAATAGTAGACGAAGGAAACGCATTCTTTGATTACTGGATGGACATCAATCCATCCGAGACACTCCAGCGAACATCTGCCCGCGAGGATGCTGATGAGCGTCACATAGCACCCCTCCAGCTCCAAGTAATCCGGCGTGGGCTGGAATTGTGGACCAATCCCGGTGATCTGGTATTTTCGCCATTTGCTGGAATTGGCTCAGAGGGTTATGAAGCTGTCAAAAATGGCCGCCGTTTCATTGGCATCGAGCTGAAAGACAGCTACTACCAACAGGCTTGTAAGAACTTGGCAAGGGCAGAATTTGAGAGCAAGAAACCAGAGCAAATCGATTTATTCAAATTCGAAAAGGTGGATTAAATGGAATGCAAAATATGTGAAAGAGAAAGACCAATGAAGTACTTCCCGAAAAGAATCGTGGGTGGCACAGGGCAAGTACTTCGGGTGTGTTCCGATTGTGATAATTCGGATATCACCAATTTGGCCGAAGCCGTAGCTCAAAAACTGGATGTAGATGTAGATTGCTCTGCATATTTACAAGTCAGAAGGAGATAAACATGTTTAAGATAGTTATTTCACAATCCAACCTAAAATGTATCATCGATGCGATCAGTCATCTAACTACCGATGCCAAGATATCGATATCCGAGGACGGTCTGAAGATTCAAGCGGTAGATGCTGCAAATGTCGCGATGTGCTTCTTGCACGCGAAAGCATCAGCATTTGATCATTTCGAGGCAGCACCGGGAGAGATCGCATTGGACTTGCAGAAGTTACAATCATTGGCAAGCGGGAAAGAGCCCGTGTCAATGACCTTGGAAGAGGAAACTCATAAGCTACATATCGCGGTTGGCCGGGCCAAATACACAATGTCCCTGCTAGATCCATCCAGCATCAAGGCCGGACCAAGGATACCACAATTGGACCTGCCATGCAGCATAACAATGACAGGCAGTGACCTACAAGAGGCTATCAAAGCCGCTGGCAAGGTGTCCGATCATGTGGTATTTGAGCAAACGGATGAAGAATTCATATTTTCGGCGAAGGGCGACATAGATAGCTTCAAGATGCCCTTCCAGCTCACGGAACTGATAGGAATACGGCATGGCATAAGTAGGGCACTATTCTCTCTTGATTACATCCAGGATATTGCAAAAGTGGCATCGGGCAGCAGGGAGGTAATTCTGGAAACCGGGATAGATTATCCGGCCCGGATCGCATTCAATCCAGTCATGGATATCTCGGTAACTTATCTGATGGCCCCCAGGATTGAATCTGAAAACTGATTCTACCGTTATCTTTTTTGACTTGCACAACGTTTAAATAGCATAGCGCCAATACATCTATTTATGCGAAAAGGACAACGTACGCCGGATGAAGTTAGACTGAAAATGTCTATTGCTGCTAAAGGCAGAATTTTTACCGATGAACATCGTGCTAATATATCAAAATCAAAGCTCGGAAAGCCCGCTCATAATAAAGGCGTGACTGGTATATATCATCATACACCCGATGAAATTGAAAAACAAGTCGCCGCTCAGATGGGAAGGACCGCATGGAACAAAGGAATACCACACAAAAACGAAACCCGCACCAAGATGTCATTGAGTCATTCTGGTGAAAAAAATCCTCGTTGGAAAGGAGGTATAAGTTTTGGTCAGTATTGTCCTAAATTCAACAGAGAATTTAAGAAACGTATACGGGCGTTTTTTGAGTATAGGTGCGTTGTGTGCGGAAAAGAAATGCGCAAGGGTCTCTGTTGTCACCATATAAACTATGATAAATTGGCATGTTGTAACAATTCCCCTGTCCAATTCGCAACTCTTTGTCACACGTGTCACGGTCACACCAACGGCGAGCGCGATCGCTGGGGCGAAATGCTGCATAGAATAATAGAAGAGAATTGGAACGGAAAAAGTTACTACACGAAAGAAGAATATGCTAAATTGATGCAACAAATATAGGATGTAATCTTCATACATCCTATAATATTTTATCATATCGCAAAATAACCTCTCCTTCCGGCCCTCGGCTTCCCTTCCTCACATGATCCGGATACAGGCAAGTCCAAGTGAGCTGTCCGTTTGAGTCCGTGCCTACCTCATCAGCCCAATAATAGCAGTCTGCTCCTATCTGTATGCCGTACTTGTGGCCGCCATTGGTAGGTAGCGTCTCGGTGGATTTGCGTAGAGCGGTGCCTTTCCAGGGATCTGTCATGCTCCTCCATGTGCTGCCTGTTGTCTCTTGGTCTTGCGCTTTTCCGCCCTAGATAGCTTTCTCATCTTGTAATCCTGGCAATCGCCCTCGTTAGATATCATTTTTCCTGCCGGGCACCAATTGTAACGGCTCCATTGGCACGTTTTACAAATCCGGTCCTTTCCATCCATCATAGGTCGCATCCTCCCATACAATCATCCAACTGCTATTATTTCC